ATGAAAAAGTATCTTTTTATTCTTGCTTCAATGTTCTGCATTGTCGCATGTGAAAAAAAATCTCCAATTAATGACGACAAAAATAAATTGCCGGAGTATTTGGATATAGAAGTTACGGTCGCAAAAGGGAACATATACAAACAGTCTGATGTATTCCCCGAGTGTCCATATGTTCCGGAAGTATTTGAACATCATATGATGACATATATAACTCTGGAAGCTTGGTACGGGAAAAATGAAAATGATTTCAAGGAATCGTTTTATGGTATAAAACAGTTACCTCAGACATGGAAGTATCGGGTCAAGAGGGAAGAAGACCGCGTTTTTTATTTTAGAGCATACTGGGATGAATATGCATGTCGTAATATCTACTATTATTGTATGGTTGTTAAAATACAGGGAATAGTAGTGAAGAATGATTCTTTGTACCTTAATGGCGTAGGATATCATTCCCGGCTGCCATACCATAAAAATGACTTTGAGAAATTGAAAAATGGAAAGTGGACCGGCATATATCATTGATTTATGGAAGATATCATTATAAAACCTCGTATAGAACAGTGGTTTATCAGCGTTATACCTATTTTTGTTTTAATGCTTGGATTTTGGTTCGGAACTTTCTTTGTGTCTTTTCCGTACATTGATGAGTTTATCGCCGTTACGTTCTCTGTGCTTTTTCTGTATCTCGTTTATTCTTATTTCGACATGATCGTTTTTAGAAAATGGACAGTAACGGAGAAAAATATAAAACTTGAATATGGCGTTTTTTTTCGGCACTCTGAATTTTTGGAAATATACAGGATTATCGATTTCGAGGAACATCAAACATTGCTTCAAATGATATTCAGAATCAAGACTATTCTTGTTTTATCCGAAGATAAAACAACACCACGCTTACCAATCTTTGGCATAAATAAGAATTATGACTTAATTTCGATTTTGCGCCCGATGGTTAAAGAGCAAAGGAAAGAAAATAGAATTTATGAAATCGCAAATCGCTAATGAGATGAAAATTATCATATATACTATACTTTATAGCTCATGGATTATATTCCTATTATATGTCGCTTATTCTGTGAACAAAGAAAAAGAGACAGACCAAAATAAGAATGTTACAAGCTCGGTAAAAAATCTGATTTCCGGACTGTTCAAAGTAACCGAAAAGATTTTAAAAAACAAATGAAGCAACTTTTTTGCCGTCAATTTATTCTTATGAAAAGACGGCAAAATTTTGCCAGCGCCTGGTTCTTCAGATGGATTTTTACCGTCAAAATTTCGTTGGCCAATTCAATCCGGATTGCTCTTTTGCCGTTTTTTTTTATACGCTCATAGGCAATTCTCCCAATGGCTAAAAAACCCATTTTTATTCGGGCGTTCCGGCTAAAGCCGTCGGGCTTTCCGTTCCAATTCTTTTAAAAAAGAATTTCCCCTGCAATCCCTAACGCAGAACCCCTCTATCGATGGAGAGCGGAAAAACAAATAATTTATTCGGTTTCAGGCCGTCAATTCTTCCGACCTTCACCCGGAATAAAACATTTGTTTTAGTTGTCTACAAACCCTCTTATAATTCGCTATGCTAAAATTTAAGAGCGTTTGAGAAACCCCTCTATCGAGGGAGAGCGGAGTATACATTTAATGATTTTCTTTTCTCTGCTATCCTCCTGTCTATTCTTTTCCTATTGAGGTGGTCATTTTTCCCATCGGCAAAGGTATATCGCGGTTCTTACGGCTGTGCAAGGTCGAGCCCTGCGGGTTTTATAAAAAATCTCCACACCTGCGCGATGCTCCGGGTAGTATTTTTTATAAAAACCTTGCGCGCCTAAACCGCGATGATGAAAAGCCGATGTAAAAAAACGACACCCCCGAAAGGAAAGACGAAAAAAAAAGTCGGATTTCAGAGAAAAGAAAAAAGTAAAAAACTCTCCCCCCTCTTGGAATCCGATAAAAAAAATAAGAAGAAGACAGATTTCAGAAATTATTTATACATTTGTATCATGGGACGGTTTGAACAACAACAGGAACAGAAGAAAGAAAAAAAAGAAAAGGAAAAGACAAGGCGCGAGGCTTTAGGCAAATTTTACTTTGACCTTGCAAAACTTGTTTTTGCTGCCCTCGTTCTTGGTGGAATGCTCTCATTATTTCAGCAGGATGATAGTAATTCTTCAAGCGCAAACACTTACATTATGATGATTTTAGGCGGTGTCTCAACCGTCGGTTTGGTGATAGTTGGTAACAAGATTTTAAAACATTAGATTATGAATCCGGGAATATTTGTTTTTACAATGATTACGGTTGTGGTTGTGGGAATGGTCATTTATTTGTACACTCCATCGGGCAAGAAATGGCTTAAGAATCTTTGATATTTGATAAAAGCGGTTTTAAAAAACCGCTTTTATATGAAAGACGCCATATATATAAATATATATATATATATTGATTATTATTAACTTCGTGTTTTATAGTAGGTAAGAATCTAAGTTCTATATTTGCACCATTTAATATATATATATAGATTGATAATTTTAAATGTATGAACACACTTATTTTTACTGGTAAATTGTTGGCTGATGCAAAAGTTATCAGCTCGGATAAAGGGCGTTTTATTTCGTTCACGGTGGTGGAAACAGGGAAAGGAGAAAACCTTCCGATTTTAGAGTGTACCCAAAATATTAAGACGGATAAAGAGCCGTCTCTTGTGAAGTATTTGAAGAAATTCACGAAGGTAATAGTCACTGGTATTCCGTATGCGAAAGTCGGGCATAATAAAGAAAAACAAGAAACGCCCATTTTAGCTTGCTTTGCCGATAGAATCGAAATTGTTGAATTTGCACCTAAAAACAATGAAGAAAAAGATAACGCTGCTTCTAAGTGAGCGACAATACAAGAAGCTTGAAGAGCTCAAATCTTTATGCGAAATGCCTGTTATGACTAAAGCCATTCTTTCAGCATGTGAGGCGTACGCCTCACATGTGAAAGAAATAGAAGAACTTAGAAGTGAAAACAGGAAATTGAAACACAAAAATTCGGAGATTATACAGCATATCAATAATTTTGCGAATTCATTTAATTGGCTGGCCAATAATGCAAGATAAAAGCAAAAATACAGAGAAAGAACTAGCGCGAATCCCACAATCTTTAGGGTTCGATCATAATGCATTGACCCGGACTTATGGAAATGAAGGCGTTCTAATACGTGACATTTTGATTTTTGTATCGAAGTGCCAGATGAAAAATCTTTTCGGAGAAGTGGAATTCTCTATGGCCGACTTTTGTAGGGAAATGGGCTATAATAGAACTACACTACAACGGACATTGCAGATATTTAAAGAGAATCCGCAAATGATTCCCGAAGTAGATGGCTTGAAAATGGATAGCCTCTTTGAATATGCTCTTTTTAGGGCGCTGAAAGAAAAGGTTGTATTTAGACGAAGACGTGAAAATCGAGATACAATAGAAAGTATTAGTATTATAGATGAAATAAACATACAGTATCAAAGACATACTCAAAAACGTACCAAAAGAATTTATTCGATCAAATTAGGTGCGAAAGTTCTTGATTACTTATTTACAGAATATAATCTAATCGATTTTAACGATTACAAGGGGCTAAGTAGTCAACAAATTTCCGTAACGGGCTCTATGCGGAATTTCTACATTTTCATGGCTAGAGTAATAAGTCATGTCAAGTTTTTAAGAAAGCAAGGGCGTCCGGAACAATTCGTTTTATCTGTCGATGATCTATGCGAGATATTTTCTGTCTGTATTGATACTCCCAAGAACAAGAAAATCTACATAACAAGGACCTTAAAGACGCTGAAAAAAAGTATTTCAAATCTTCAATTTGATTGGAAATACATTAAAAACGGCACAAAATACGCTTATTTTGTAGAGTTTCAATTTCCGGCTGAAACACTTGACTATTTCGATGAACAATTAAAAGCGACATTTTTTAAATCCCTCTATGAAAATCTTAAACGAACATACATTTTCTCTAAACAGGATAAGGAAGAAGGATTTAATTATTCGCAGGAGCTTAAAGATTTAGACCGGGAAAAATACATGCAATGGTTTTTCAAAATGGATAAAAACATAGAGGGGAAAAGAAAGATATTTTATGAAATCTATGAACGCACATTTGGAGTACCTTTTAATCCGGAGAATAACCTAATCTTTTAGTTGTGCAGTTCTGTATCCTTTTCCTCTATTTAGTTGTGCAGTTCTGTATCCTTTTTCTCATTTAGTTGTGCAGTTCTGTATCCTTTTTCTCATTTAGTTGTGCAGTTCTGTATCCTTTTTCTCATTTAGTTGTGCAGTTCTGTATACTTTTTCTCATTTAGTTGTGCAGTTCTGTATACTCTTTTCATTTAGTTGTGTAGTTCTGTATACCTTATTGAAAAAATAAACAATTCATCATCAGTTGTTTTTTTTATTTAGTTGTGTAGTTCTGTAGCACATTATAATAAAGAATAAAAAGAATAATAAGGTCAAACATTACCCCCAAACCCCCAAATATTTGGGGGCTTATAATATAATAAGGTAGGAAATAAAATTTACATTCCTTTTTCCTCAAACATCCTTGTTTGCAAATTTTATTTCGATTTTCTAAGGGGTTTTTTTCAGCCATTAGAAGAAACGCCTATGAGCTTGCAAAATTCCGGCTGATTTGTTTCTGTCAATTTGTCAGTTCGAAATGGTTTACGGCAATCTAAAAAAAACGGCAAAAGAGCAATCCGGATTGAATTGGCCAACGAAATTTTGACGGTAAAAATCCATCTGAAGAACCAGGCGCTGATCGAATTTTACCGTTAAAAATCTGATTCTATTAATCGAATATATCGGTAAAACGTTGCTTTTGAAACCCCTATCATATCGCATAATTCGTTTATCGAATATTGCGGATCAATTTCATATTGCTTATAGAGTTCCGCCGCAAGGATTGCTTTTTTCTTCGCTTCATCGGAAAGTCCTTTAGGCCTTCCCCCTTGTTTGCCTCTTTTCTTTGCCGCGGCCAATCCTGCCAGGGTTCTCTCAATGATTACGTTTCTTTCCATTTCGGCAAAACAGCATACAATTTGAAAGGCAAACTTTCCCATTGCTGTACTGGTATCTAATGTTTCGGTAACACTTACCAAGTGGATGTTATTTTCTTCGAAGGTTTTTTGCAGTTGTATTAATTCTAATGCCCTTCTTCCCAGCCTATCTAAACGCCAAATAACTAATTTGTCTCCAGGCTTTAGTTCGTTTAGCAGTGATTCTAACACAGGCTTTCTGTTTGCATTTCCTGAAATCTTTTCTTCGTAGATTTTCTCTACTTTGTACGTAAACAGGGCTTCTTTTTGCAGATGCAAATTTTGATCATTCTTGCTTACTCGTATATATCCGTAAATCATTTTACAAAGTTAGTTATTTAAACTGGTTTTTTGAAACGAAAACAGCGAATTTCAAGCCTTGTTTTTTTCGTTTTAAAAAACGAACGTTTTTCGAAACTTTTTTCTTGCAAAGTTCCGGCAGATTTTTGTAAGCTCATAGGCGTTTCTTCTTATCGCTTGTAAACCTTCTGATTTTATTTTTCTGTTTTTGTGCTTTTTATTTTGGATTTATGGTTGTATATTTGTGGCGTTCTACCTTTATAAGGTAGAGCAAGAAATAGATTGGACTAAGTCCAATCTGAAAAAATAGAATACTGATTATAAGGTTATTATTTTTTTTGAGGTATGCTATTATGTATACTTTTTATAGTTAGATTATTATTTATCAGATATTTAATATTTTAATTTTGGTATACCATGAACGAAGAAAGAGAAGAAAATAGAAGATGTTCCATTCGTGTAATGGAAGATACATTAAAGGAATTTAACCGTCAGAAGCGTAAACGTTCCGCCGATGCGTATTTGTCTCTTATGTTGAATTATTTTGAAGTGACTGAAATTAATCCGGAACAAACAGATGTTCGTTTGCTCTCTGTTTTTAATAAGGGGATTGAGCGAATAATCAAGATTCAAAAAGCACAAGAAAAAGATCTTTTGCGGCCGATCAAAAATGATCTGTCTGATGTTTTGCGTGAAAAAAAATCTTCTCAATCGATTAAAGATTTTAGCTACGAAATAGGGCTGGATCGTGAACTTACAAAAGAAGATTTTTTAGAGCTTGGCCATAAAGTAAGCCAAACAGAACATGAAAAGCTGGAATTATTGGAGAAAATAGATATACTCCAAAATCAAATTTCTGCTTTAAAAGAAAGTACGGAATATGAAGATCGATCTGTTATTTTGGGCTGTTGTCAGAAAATCCATGAATATATACATTCTCGACAATATGACCGAATTTCTATTTATGTCGATCGAATTATATCGGTCTTTCAAAAATGAAATTTTGCTGTTGTAAATATTCCTGTTTTGGTATATGTACTTAAAAATATCAGGTGGTAATAATAAAGGGAGCGCAGGGCAACTATTTTCTTATCTTACAAAAGAAAATGAAATCGAAGGTAAATCTGATGATTTCTTTAATGCGAATCTTTTAACTGGCGAAAATTACGCAGATTTTCGTAATTCCGTTCATACGCTGGAAGAATATAAAACGGAGCGAGACCAACTATTTTTTAAGAATCATAAGATGTCTGACTTTATTAATGATTTTGATAAACATTCAGCAAAATCTATTGAAAAGAAGTCATCTAAATTCTATATGATTACAATTAATCCTTCTCATAAAGAATTATGTAATCTTATAGGATTACAACCGGAGGAAGTGCGGGGGCGTCATGATCTTACGCATGAGCAAAAAAAACTTTTAGAGCATCGATTAAAATGTTATACTAACGATGTTATGGCTAAGTATGCACAATCGTATGGGCGTCCGGAAATATCGTCAGAAAAAGATTTGCTTTATTATGCAAAAATTGAACATTCCCGGATATACCGGCATTATCATCCAGATGTGATTGATGGCAAAAAAAGGTGCGGCGATGAGAAAGAGGGATTAAATTATCATGTCCATGTCGTGGTCAGCCGGAAAAGTGCTAATGGTAAAGTTAAACTTTCTCCTTTAAACAATAACACTTCGAAAAAAAGAGAAAATGTTTCATGGGAGAATGACGGACGAAAAATGCAACGAGGTTTTAAAATGGAATCTTTTCAGAAAGATTCTATCAATGAATTTTATAATTGCTATTATTATCAGAAATCAAGCAAATTCAACGCTTTCGAAAAACAAGAAGCGAATATAAATTCCGGAATGGTAAATGATGGTTTGGGCATGATAAATATTGTTCGGGAACCTCTTAAAATGCTGCAAAGGCAAGCGGGATTAGATGTAAAGGCTGAGTTAAAAAAGCAATTGGTTAGTCAGGATCAAAGGCAATTAATTAATTTCACAAAAAGTAGTGTCATGGCAGTTGTTAATGTCATTAAAGCTGCTGCGATGCCAACACCTGTCAATATTATTAAAGCGATTGCATCACCTGCCAAAGTCGCTAATCAAGCGTCACAGATGAAGGATTATGAATCCGGAACATAAATTCAGCTTTTTTATTATAAAAAATTTGTATATATATCTATATATATATACTTTTGACGACAAAAACATATGGCAAAAATTATTAGTATTCTTAATCATAAAGGGGGGGTTGGTAAGACAACGACTGCCGTTAATCTCGGGGTCTCTTTGTCTAAAGAATATCGCGTACTCCTCATAGATTTAGATAGTCAAGCTAATCTTACCAGTCATTTAGGCTTTTCGCCTTCTAAAGAAAATATTTATACTGCATTAAGGGGAGAATGTGCATTGCCCATTCTTAACTATCGGCAAAATATAGATGTTGTTTGTTCGCATATTGATCTGTCGGCCGCAGATATGGAGTTTCTCTCGGCCATTGGTCGAGAATTCCTACTGAAGAACTTAATTGAAAAGTATCTTCATGATTATGAATATGTTATATTAGATTGCGCGCCAAGTTTAGGACTTCTAACGATTAATGCCTTGGCGGTTACAAATTTGGTTATTATTCCGGTAGAATTATCTTTCTTCGCTTTATCCGGCATGGCCAAGTTGATAGAAATTTTCGGGATGTTTAAAGATAAAGTAAATAAAGATCTGAAAGATTATAAGATTTTGGCCACACGTACAGATTTGAGAAAAACAGCACACAAAGATATTTTATTTGAGATTAAACAAGCATACCCCAATAACACTTTTGAGACATTTATACGAACTAATGTAAAGATAGAAGAAAGTCAAATTAATAGGACGGATATTTTTTCTTATGATCCTGGTTCTGCTGGTGCCGAGGATTACACTTGTTTATGTAAGGAAATTATTAATTTAATGTGATGTTATGGCAAAAAAAACGGGTATAGCTAATTTAATGGGGATCGTATCACAGGAGGCGCAGCAGGTAAAAGTTATTGATGAACCCGCTACTTCGGTTAAAGAAGAAAATCTTACGCCTCTATACATAATGATTCCAAAAGATTTGAAGAAAATGTTTGACTTGTATTGTGCTAATCATGACACAACTAAGAAAGTAGTTATCACAGACTTTTTGAAAAAATTACTCGGCAATATTTGAATATATAAAAATATATATATATATTTGCATCGCATCCGAAAGAGGAAGCGGGCAACGCTGGGGAGCGACCCGCCAGCAAATAAGATGCAAGATAAGCCTTGAGCTTGGAAAGGGGGAAGATTTTCCCCTTTCTTTGACTTTTCTATAACTCTGATGATCTATGATGTTGTTAGGTATAGATATCGTTTATTGGATTGCTGTTGCGGGTTTTCTATGTGTACTCGCTATTCTTTTTTTTGTCCGAAATAATGACCGTGTAATTCCTGATCCGGGAAAAAAAAACACGGCGGGAAATGTCTTTATCATTGAAACGGAGAAAGGACAATTAAAGTTTACAGATCCCTTTGACAATTTTCTGATTTATGGGGGCGCTAATTCGGGTAAAACCAAGTCTATAGGAAAACCGCTGCTGTCTAATTATATAAAGTCTAATTTTGCTGGTTTTGTGTATGATTATAAAGATTATGATTTAACAAAAACAGTGAATCATCTTACCAAGTTATACAACTATCCTTATAAGGTGTATAATATTTCGTTTACAGACATGGGGAGGACTAAAAGATTTAATCCGTTGAAACCATCAGTGATTAAGGATGAAGTCTTGTTGATCCAATTAGTGGATGATATGTTGACTTCCTATATGGAGGACACGAAACGGGATGAATGGTTCAATGGAGGACTTGGTATCATTAAGGGGATCGCGTATAATTTATTTTCATTGTATCCGCAATGTTGTACAATCCCTCATTTGGTCAACTTGGCCACATCGGCTAGTTCAGAACAACTGGAAGCCTTTTTGAGGAAAACAGATGAAAGCAGGAAACTCGCTTCTGCATATTTGAATGCCCCTCAAAAAGCGCAAGCATCGTATTTCTCCAGTATGGTGAATCCTATTTCCAGTTTGGCTTTTGATAAGAAGATTTCCTATGTGCTTTCTGGAAACGATTTTGATTTCGATCTACTCAACCCGAAAGATCCTAAACTGATCACAGTATCGAGCTCTATTAAGGTCGACCGGCATGTATCTCCAATCATTGCCCTTTTACTTACCATCTCTTCTCGTGCGTTCTCTCTCAATAATACAATTCCTTTTTTCTATTTTCTTGATGAAGCTACAACATTTAAAATACCGGACTTTGAAAAACTGCCTTCTGTACTTCGTGAATATAAGTGTAGTTTTACTTTTCTAACTCAGTCAGGAGCTAAGATAGAAAAGCTCTATTCTAAATTAGATCGATCCAGTATTGAAGCTAATTTTGGTAATATCTTTTATGGTCGTACCAAGGATGTAGAAGCATTAAAATATTATCCATTTATTTTTGGAAAAAATGAAGTGAAAAAGAAAAGTCGTACCACTGGACGCAGTACCCATTCATCAAGTACGAGCCAAACAATCAGTACACAGAAAGAGGATAAATATTCTACGAATTTCTTTACAGGGCTTCAATCAGGCGAATTCCTTTTGTCTGCTGCTCATTGCAATAAAAAGGAATTTTACGGCAGATTTAAAATGTATAATGAACAGGAAAACCCACATTTTGATGAATCCGTCGTTATCGATGTTGATATAGAAAAAGCACACAAACAAGTAATGAACGATGTTCTGACAATTTTAACATAGGTGTTAACATTAATTAACGCATATATATATATATATATAGCTTTTCTCATTATATTTGCGATAGTATTAATTTTAAATTATTATCGCATGAAGAAAAACATTAAGAAAGTGGCTATTGCCGCTGTGTTGTTCGCTAACAGTGTTATGCTATTCGCACAAGGCGCACCAGGAGGTGGAGATGTTAGGGGAGAATTGAATACACTGCTATCTGATTATGCACTTCCCATCGTAATTGCTATTTTAGTATTGTCAGTTGTCACTGGTCTTATTACTAATATGGATAAGATCATTGATAAAAATGGTGACGGGAGCAGAAAAGAAGGTATCATTAATGTAATTTGGTATCTTGCATATGCAATCCTTTTCTGCTTGGTTGTTGCAGGGGTCATTACGTTGCTAAATTCTAAGTTCCAATTACAGATTTAGACAAGATGCCGGAAAAATTTTATCGCTTTCGCAAAGGATTAGAAACCCCTTTGCGAATCATCGGAATGTATACACGTTACTTTTATCCTTTCTGTGTTTTAACAGGGGTATTAGTACTGTATCTCGTGGGAAAATTTTTGACATTGGCGAAGAACTTTTCAAGAGAAAGCGTTCTGAATTTTTTCTTTCATTTTGTTTCTTGTGCTATTATTGTTCTAATTGCAAAAGGTGTTTTTTCGTGGAAGTCGGAGAAACAAGGAGTTTCTTTTCCTAAAAAGGAAGTCAATATTTCTAATAGACATATATTAAATATCACGAAATGAAGACTATAACAACCGAGCAGGCATACAGTATTGAAGGATTTATAGACAATGTTATTGTTTCCAAGGCGGGGGCAATTACTGTCCCATGTGTCCTTGAAAACCCTGAATGTTATTCAATGGATACAAAGGAAATTCAGCGTAGACATGATAAGTTTTTTCAGTCATTTTGCACTTTGCCGGCAAATACGTTTGTTCATAAACAAACAGTATTTATCAGAGATAAGTTTCAGGGGAAATTCCCTGAAACTTTCTTTGGAAGAGCAAGAGAAAAACATTTTGCGAATCGTCTGTATTTGAGATCAATTTGTATAATGAATTTTGTTAGTTATGATTATCAAAGCATCAGTAAAGCTTATACCGAAAATCCGTTATCCTTTCGAAAGAATTTAATAAAATCCGATAGAGAAAAATTAGATGCTTTCTTAGAAAGCGTGCAGACTGTTTATGCTAATATCAACGATCTAAAAGATACGTCATTGCGGTATATGACACAACGCGAAATCAAAAACTATATTTTCGATTTCGTGAACGGTTTTCATGGCGATCAAGGGATTAGAGATATTGCTTTTCGGGATAAAATTTATTGCGGGGAAAAAAAGGGCGTGATGTTCACAATCTGCGATGAAAATTATTTACCGGAAAAAATGTATGTTTCTGTTCAGGATAATACGATTGAAGCGTCAAACGCAGAGTTAGTCATGTCTACGTTTGAGAGATTAGGTGTCCATTTGCCTTGTACTCACGTAATCAACGAGATTTGGCAGTTTGAAGGCAGTTTGTACAGGCATGAATTAGATCTTCGGGTAAAGCTATTCGGACAGCATCAAGAGTTTGGGGAGGATATTCGATACAAGCATAAACAGCTTTTGGATTATCAAGAAGAAATGATCGCAGAAAAAAATCTGATGTGTCGTTATAATTTTAATATCATGGTATTAGAAGATGATGACAGGATATTAGAAAGTTGTGTAGATAAAATTAAAGATGTTTTCAGGATGAACGACTTCAAATTCTATGTTCCAACGTTTAAGGGCTTATATGAATTGTATGTCGCCAACACATTCGGACGTGAACATCTTATTCCGCAAGAATATCTGTTTCTTACAGATCTGCATGCGTCCTTATGTTTTAGTCTGAATTATGATTTATTCAGAGACGATGAAGAAGGCATTTATTTTAATGATCGAATTTATCAAATTCCACTCCGGCGTGATATTTGGGATGCTAAGAAAAAGCGAATCCCGGCACGAAATAGTATTATTGTTGCTGCTACCGGAGGGGGAAAATCCGTAACGGCATTGAATATTATACAGCAAAATCTAGAGCAGAATGTTAAAATTGTCATTGTTGAATTTGGTAAATCATTCTATCAGTTGGGACAGTTATACCCGGAAAGAGCGTTACACGTTGATTATAACGGATCCGAACCGTTAGGCATTAATCCGTTTTTGCTCACTTCCGAGGGCTTGACGAATGCGAAAATCAGAATCTTAGTTCAATTGATTTTGAAGTTTTTGCGTTCTCATGATATCTCTGATGATACGGCGCAGGTTGTTTCTTTAACTAAGCTTGTGCAGTATTACTATGCGAGTAATCCGGATCATCCAAGTTTCCCGGATTTTTATCATTTTATTAAAAACAAAAAAGATACAATTCATGAAGAGCTGAATATAAAAGAAGAATATTTTGATGTTAATTATTTTCTGCATGTCGGAAGTGAATTTATTGAAGGCGGAATTTATGAGAATGTTTGTAAGTATTCTGACATCGAAGAAAGAATAGAGCAAAACGATTTAGTGATATTTGAATTGACGCAAATTAAAAAGGATCCTTTTCTTGTTTCAATTATTATAACAATCCTGTTTGATATTGTTGACAGTAAAATATTATCGGATCGTTCTGTAAGGGGAAATTTGGTTTTTGATGAGTACGCCGAAACGCAAGCCATGAAAGATATGTTTTCAGGTGAAGATATGCATAGTGCAGTAGCGTTCTTCTATCAAAAGATCAGAAAAGAAAACGGCGCAATTACAACGATTATACAATCTCCTGCGCAGTTGCCGGAAAATAACTATACAAAGAGTATGATCGGCAATACCCAGTTGTTATATGTTCTGCCTACGACGGAAACAGTTTATGATCAAGTAATCGAAGCGTTTCATATGAAAAACGAATCTCATATTAACCTGATGAAGTCAATTAAAAATCATTTTGCCGCAGAAAAACCTTGTAGCGAAGTCTTTATTCGTTTCTTGGATTTGTATGCTACTGCTGTGCGCTTGGAGCTTGCACCAGAAATTTTTCTTGCATTCCAAACGGATGGCGAAGTTTGGGCAGAGTTGCAAAAAAGGATGAAAGAGCATTCGTCGATGGAAGAAAATATCTCCAGTTATTTACAGGAAAAGAAAAATATTAGAAAAAAGTCTATATCTCCCGTTCTGATGAGAGAAAACGATTAAAATTAGAAGCTTATGAAAAAGATATTATTGTTTTTAGTATTGTTGCTCTTGGGAGCAAATGGTATGCACGGAAAGATCATACCTGTTACAGATATTGCACATATTCAGGAAAATCTTCGATCTTGGCTTTCTAAAGTCCTGAAAGAAGAATGTAAGGATCAACAAATGGAGCATATCAAACGACAGTTGATTGAAAATTTACAGAGGTATACCAAAACATCAGAAGTTATAAAACAGTCTCCATATATTGCAAATGTTTTGCAGAGTCAAAAAATGACACATGCCCGGATTAATCAGTTTTATAACTCAGACAATGTCGCGGATCCGGAACTTTTTAATCAATATAAAAGCAAAATTCAACAGCTTGCAAACAGATTGCAGAATAACATAGACTATTCTAGCAAGTTAAGAACTGCATCAATGAAAATGGATGATGGAGAACGTCTTGAGCAATACGATAAGTTAGAGAAAGAACTAAAAGAAATTAATTCCAATCTCGATACTTATTTTACTTATTACACAGCACTTAATAACAGAATTCACATTTTAAGACAAGTATTGAAATGAAAAAGATTATATTATTCCTTGTAGCATTACCGTTTATAATGAATGCACAAGTTAAGGTTATTGATATAGCCCATATCGGTGTAAACAAAATGGGATGGGTTAAGGACTTGGATCAAATGGTTAAGCAGTATGAGAAACTGAAAAAACAGAATGCGACCCTGAACGAATATTTGAATCTGTATTATAAGGTAAACAGCTATGTCAAAAATGGAAAGAAGTTGCAGAATATCCAAAATATTGAGAATGCGATTAATGAAAGAATTAGTGAGGCCAAAAGCCTAAAAAATGTCGGTGGAGAATCTTATGATAACTTCCTGACAAGCATTTCGGCATTAGCTTCGAAAGCGCAAGTTTATTTAGATCAGGTAGAAGCTATCAAAAACGGCCCTGGCGGTCTCTCCGTTATGGGAGGCGGATTGGATGGATTAATAGGCTTAGGTGGTTCTGATATTTTATCTCAGAAGGGTATTGATTTGGATAGTTTTATTGATGATTTGCGAGAAAATGGAACAGGAGGATTTGAAAGCTTATTAGGAAGTCTGACCGGAACCATGGCATCACAATACGGTTTTAGTTCGTCCAAGTTAAGAATGAATGACGGTGAACGTATGCGCGAACTTAATGAGATGGAAGATAAGCTTAGGGAAGTGCTTACGGATATAGATACTGAAACCGATTATTACAAGAGAATGAGTAGCTATATATCTTTATTAGAAAAAACTTTAGATTGATAAGCCATGATTTTGCTGGAAATAAGTTTTACATCACTCGCAGAAGGATATAACGCCGTAAAAACAAGCACGGCCGGAATAACGATGCTTACGCTCGCTATCTGCATCGGCGTTATCCTTTTGGTTAAAAAGTTTACAACAGCTTATAAAAAAGCACATGTCGATAACGTAACTGGGGAAAAGAAGTATCTGAGCATGAGACAGTTTTTTGATCTTTTCTGGCAATATATTATTGTCTTTGCTATCATCATGATTGCACCTGTTTTTATATCTATGCTAGAATCCGGATTGAGTGAAATTCAAACGCAATTCTCTGAGAAAGCAAGTGAAATTGAGACACAAAAATTTCAAGAGTTTAAAACGAAAGCGATGGATGAGTTTCAAATAAACAGTTTGCCGGATCTTATTCCTCTTGTGAAGTATTTTAAACTGAAGAAGCAGGCTGATGATATGACGCAATACGTTGTGCTTAATATGTTGTATAAGTATCTTTTGTATATGTTTTCTTCGTGTCATTATGTGTATTTGATTTTGCTTGAATTAATCGCGCCGGTAGCGGTTGTTTGTGCGTTAGATAAATCGACATTCTCTTACTTTCAATCGTGGGTGCGAAATATGATCATTTGTTATCTGATGATCCCGGCGCTTATTATCGCGAATTTGTTTGCGGATAGCGTTCTGACAGTATTAAATGATTCCGTGTTTAATATTCCAATAGGATCAATCGGATTAATCATATTTCTGTTGTTAGGGGTTTTACTTAAATTCAAAGTTTTTTCATTCGCAATGTCGAGTGTGTTTAGACTCATTTAATTTAATATGTTGGCCATGGATAAGCAAAAGCAAGAAGAAAAACAGGAACAGAAGAAAGAAAAGAAGCTGAATAAGCAAACTATTATAGAAGAATTCGACGTTTTTGCAAAAGCAAAAAAGATGAATGTTATCTATTTTGCGAGTGCATTATGTTTCGCATTTTTAGTCGTCTTTTGTGTGTTGATTTGGGGATATCGAATCTCAGTCAAGGCAGTAGACAAAGTTTTAGTTGTTGATCGGTCTGGAGAGTATTTAAAAACGTTCAGTGCTGAAAATGAAAAGTTATTCTATGCCCTTATGCGTAATACATGTGCGCTAACAACGAAATATGCGAATAGCTTTGACCGATTTACCATTAAAGAAAATCAAGTCAAAGTTCTTTTCTATGCCAATGAAACAGATTTAGAAACGATCTTCAATAAATATAACGCCGATGCAAGCTATCATGAAGCACTGCAAAATGGCGTTATATATAAATGTGAAATAGAAGATATCCAACAGATTTCAGGAGATAATCAGCCTTATACTGTTTATTTTACTTCAATCCTTAATGTAGAATATCAAGATGCAGTGGCCAATTATCGTATATATAGCGAAGGTCAGCTTGTAAGAACAACTCCGCAGTTTCCCGAAAATGTTACAGGTTTCTTCTTCCTTCGATACAAACAAACCATTCAACGTGTCGATTTGGAAGCGGAAAGAAAAGAACGAGAAAAGTTAGAATTAGAGCAACGTCAAAAAGGAGTGATAGGGAATAATTAATATGAAATGGAATAATTCAAATAAAACACGGTTAATTATCGGTGTTATATTGGCGTTTGCATTGCTGATAATCTTTATTATGATGTTTCGTTTATCTAAGTCTCAACGCGTGCATAACGAAATAAATCCTCGTATACATGCTGATATGAAATCCGGGTTAACGTATGATGATATGATGAGATATAGAAAGAAGTCGTATTATAACACAAGAAAATCCGATTACGAGATAGAAACGGAAGAAGACAGGAACCGGCAAGACAGTATTATAAATGCACAATATAACGCGAAAATAAAGAAAATAGACGAAATGGAGCCCAAGCCCCAAAAGCCAAAGCCAAAGCCTGTACCTAAAAAAGCCGATACAGTCGTCGTTATTGCTCCTCAAAAGAAGCCACGAAGCAGGTTCTTCACACCAACGGAGCAGAAAGAAGTAAAAAACACAATTAAATTAGTCATTCATGGCGAACAGATTGTTCATCAAAGTTCAACTATCAAGATGAGACTTCTTGAAGATATGACTTTGGAAGACTATACAATAATCCCCAAAGGAACATATATTTACGGGGTTGTTTCGATAGGGCAGGAACGAATTAATATAACGGTGCAGAATGTCCGATTTAATAATATGATTTTGCCGGTTAATAAAGTCGTGTATGATCGTGATGGAATGATGGGGTTATATGTCCCCATGTCATTACCAAGTGAAGCCGTTAAAGAGGGAGTTTCCGAAGGTGCTTCACAAATGCAATATACCGAAAGGAAGAATATCATAGAAAGTACGTCATCCGCTATCGTAACAGCAGGACGCAGAATTTTTATGAAAAACAATCGAATTGAAAAAGTTACTGTAAAGAGTAACTATATGTTATATCTAAAAGACCAAGAAAAATGAAAGCGAAAATTTTACTATCTATAATCGCGCTGGTTCCAGTGTTACTAAACGCACAGTTACCGCAGCTTGTAAAGGTGGAGCCGATTAATGTACAAACCAATTTTGAGGAAACATTACATTTAATCTTTCCTTCCGAAATTCGCTATTTCTCCTCGATTGACAAATACGTTTCTGTCGATAATCCCAAGTCCGCAAAGTTTATTTTACGTCTTAAATCGACAGAGAGGAGTTTTAAAGAAAAAACGAATATATCTGTTGCGACAGCTGACGGACAGTTTTATAACTTTAGTGCAACTTATTCTAAGGAATTGCCGTTTACAAACTTGTATCTGAATGATACAACATCAATCATACCTGAATCGATCGGGCTAAATAAAAATACGGAAACTCATTTAGTCTTTAATAACCCGATTAAGTATATTGATATAGGAGACCTTTCCATTACGGCCAACATAGCGGAAAATACACAGAATATTCTGCACATCAGGGTTGATAGCAACAGTACAAAGACGAATATTTCAGTTGTTACTGATGATAATAAATTTTATACGTATAATGCACGCTATGAGGAAAATCCAGAAACTGCTTACTATGCTGATTTCCAAGTAACCAAAAAAGAAGAAAAGGTTTTGTTGGAAAATACAGACTTGACAGACACAGACCGTAAATATATCAAAAAGCACACGGATCAATTTAAACGCAATTTATATTACTTGGGCGAAATGGATAACGGTATTATCTTCTCGATTTATAACATCTTTATCAAGGATAATTTCCTCTTTTTTAAATGCTGTATCGAAAACAAATCATCTATTCCGTATTATACGGAGTACACGAAGTTTACGATCGTAGATAAGAAAGTACCCAAACGCACCGCATCACAGGAGTTAGAATTGCCTGTATTGTATAGCGATAACTATAAGTCGGAGATAGAACCAGGAGAGAAACTCATTTATACTCTCGGATTTGAAACGTTTACGATACCGGATAAGAAAATCTTAAAGATTGAAGTAAATGAAAAAAACGGGGGTAGACATATATTCATTTCTTTAGATAACAACGATTTAATAAATGGCCAAACTATATATAATTTGTGGTGTATAATTCGTCTTTTCATCTCTATACTCTATTAGAACTTTTATATTCTTCTTTCTGTGTAGAATCAGGCCCGTCCCACATCGGCCGTTTCCATGCGTTAATGGGCATCTCGTAAATCTTGATGGGGCTGAGACGGCATTCAAGCGCAACTGCACCGCATAAAACAACAATAAATAGGAATCCATACAATAAGATTGCTCTTCTTTTCTTTTTCATACAGATCATTCTTCAACCTTTCTCGGGAAGAGAAGGTATTTGTCATTGCTTTCAAGCAACCGTACCGAAGAGATGATATGCCATGTGGAATCGCTTATCGGGACACGATAAGATTCGCTATTAATTTCAATGTCAACAAGGCTATCGCGTCTGTCTTTTTCCCATCGGATGAAGAATACACCTCTTTCTGCATGGTCAAAGATAATATCCGATCCATCCGGCTCTTCTGTATAGTGCTTATTCAAAGTCCGGTCGCGCTTAAAAAAATCACGAGAATATATTCGGTATTTCTTTATAGTATCTATACTGACTGTCCTGTCATTATAGGCAATTACCGCATCTCTGATTTGCATTTCCGATTTGCCAAGATGATTGTATATTACAAGATTCTCTTCTTTACGAGTAGGCCCGGGAATATTCCAGACTTTTCGCTTCCAAGCATTAATAGGCATCTCATAGATCTCAATAGGGCTGAGATAGCATTTCAAGGCGAAAATACCGGCAGCCACAGCAACTAACAGCACTCCGTACAGGAGGATTTTCAGCGTTTTCATTATTAAAAAGTTTGGTTTTTAATGGGGATTATACAAGTCATCTTGGTCAGGAACGGCTTATAGCCTCTCACGTGCTGCAGCACATACCAAGCCCGGAATCCGGCTATTGTTCCGTACTTGGCAACATCTTCGGCATCCAAACCATAGTTATCGTATACGATTATCCTCAGGTTACAGCTGAATGTGTTCGGAGCAGTCAGTTTGTAATCGTCCACGTAGACCTCGTATGCTGAAGTATCATCCACTGCTAAGGTCATCCCGTTGAGTTTATCCTTTAGGGTATTGAATTTAGTACGGTCGGAACGGATTTCACCCTCCTGAAGCAATTTTACCCTTTTTATGTTGCCTAAGACTTTCTTAAGTTGCTTTTTCAAATTATCTAAAACTCCTTTGTCCTTTTGATAAACAAACGTATGAAATGACGGATGCTCTTTGAGTTTTTGATCCATGTAAGCGTTGGAGAAAGGAGTGCCTGTGCTGTCCTTGAAGTGACCGATCAGAGCCGTCAGCAACTCCCCACCGCCGGAGAGGCTCCCCATACTGGCCAGCATATACATGTCGGCAAAAAGCTCCTTGTCGGATGCTTTCAGTTGGAGGCCGAAAAGACGGTGCATCCTGCGCACTTCTTCGGGCGTTTTGTCGGCGCACAGCATATCTTCGGCCGTCTCGCCTGTCAGCGTCTTCCCGGGCCTTTTCATCGAACGGGCAAAGAGGATGGATTTGGGGAAACGTTCTACCGTCGTTTTTACGCTTACCTCTTCATTGGGTTTCCTCAGGTAAGGCATGACGGTAACGTCTTTTCCCGTCCACTCGGGCTTGATCGTCAGTTCGAGCGTTTCGCCTCGCTGTGATAGCTGTTCGTCTCTGCCGTCTACCCGGACAAGCCATTTGACTCGCTCTCGGTCGCTTGCGCCGATCGTCGCGAGGTTATACCCCGTCACCGTGTATTTGACCGTGTGTGTCGGCAGAGCCGTTTCTTCACCTTTGACGGAAGTAACCAACGGAGACGGCGGAGTATGAACCGGAGCCTTGAACAACGGTTTTTCCACCCGATACTCTCGCCAAATGCTGCTGTTGCGACGTTCTATGCATACGGTACGATTGAAATCCAAACGTATCGGGGAGATCGAGACGCACATCGTCACCGGTGCACCCCAATCATCATACTGCTGCTCCGAATAACCGACAAGATAGGCTTCGTCGAATTTCAATTCCCTGACCATCGTATCTTCTTCCGACGGGGAAATACGGAGATACCCCTCGATCGTGGGGGTATTCTCATCCGTCATCAAAGCAAAGACGCCACTGTCACGTTCCGACTCGAACTCGACATCGATAGTACCGCCGTACAAATCCGAAGCAGGCATACCATTGCTGCTGACCCTTCGGGCAAACCGTTGACGATAACGCAGTACCCGATATTCACGCCTGTTGATACACAAGACTGCTCTGATACTCATGAATGGTAATAATCTTGTTATACGCCTTCAAAGGTATGCAATAATTAACAATAATATTAAAGAAAATCGCCCGCATCGACGTGCATATCCGCCAAAACGAGCAGGGACGTATTTACGGCATCACGTTTATCTCGGACGAAGCCGGTATCGCTGCCAATGGCTCGCGCTTGGGGAAGGGCTATTCGGCCCATGTCTTTAACGATTACTTTCTCGGGGGTGAGAATCCCTTCCTCGATTACAGCCGGCAGGAGATTCGGGAGCTTCCCACAGTGCGTTCTGCTCCGGAGATGTTGCCGGAAGCTGAAACCGGCGATGATTGTTACGATGAGCCGGTCGGAACGGATGAGTTGGGAATCATCGTTCACGGGATCGATTATAAGGAGCTGGCTTTCCAGCGAAAGCTGAGAAACCGGCGGCATAAACAGGATATAACCGGAAAAAGAAGAACATAAGATGCAGAATGAAGATGATTTGAGAGGACTGGCCAAGACGATGGACTTTATGCGCGCCATCGCCATCCTCTTTACGGTAATCAACGGCTACTGGTTTTGTTACGAGGCTTTACACGAATGGAAGATTACCATAAGCCTTGCAGATACTATTCTGATGAACTTTCATCGAACGACGGGGCTTTTTTCTTCCGTCCTTTGGACAAAGCTCTTTGCTGTGGTATTCCTCGGACTTTCCTGTCTGGGAACGAAAGGTGTCAAGGAAGAACGGATCACCCGGCGCAAGATCGGGGTGGTATTGAGTGCCGGAGCAGCTCTCTATCTGCTGAACGGATGGATACTGAGCCTGCCGGTCGGCATAGACCTTCGGGCTGTCTGCTACCTCCTTACACTGGCCGCGGGATTTATCTGTCTGCTGATGGCCGGCTCCTGGATCAGTCGCCTGTTGAAGTACAACCTGATGGACGATGTATTCAATGTGGAGAATGAAAGTTTCATGCAGGAAACCCGTCTGATGACGAACGAGTATTCGGTGAATCTCCCGACTCGTTTCTACTACAAGAAAAAATGGAATAACGGCTGGATCAATGTCGTGAATCCTTTCCGCGCGAGCATGGTGCTCGGTACACCCGGGTCGGGGAAATCCTATGCGATCGTAAATAACTACATCAAGCAGCAAATCGAGAAGGGATTTGCCATGTATATCTATGACTATAAATTCCCCGACCTTTCCGAGATCGCTTACAACCATCTGCTCAGACATCGGAAGGCGTATGAAGTGCAACCGAAGTTTTACGTAATCAATTTCGATGATCCCAGAAGATCGCATCGCTGCAATCCGATCAATCCGGATTTTATGTCCGATATATCGGATGCTTACGAATCGGCGTATACGATCATGCTGAATCTGAACCGCACGTGGATTCAGAAGCAGGGGGATTTCTTTGTGGAGTCGCCGATCATCCTGTTGGCGGCTATTATCTGGTTCCTGAAGATATACGAGAACGGCAGGTATTGCACCTTTCCGCATGCCATCGAGTTTCTGAACAGACCTTATGTGCAGATCTTTCCGATTCTGACTTCTTACGATGAGCTGGCCAACTATCTTTCGCCCTTTATGGACGCATGGGAAGGAGGCGCACAGGATCAGCTTCAGGTAAAAGGTAAAAAACAATAGAGACAAAACCTGTTTGCGATTGTGCTAAAGATTAAAGAGATAGAAAAACACGTTCTAATACGATAAGTACATTTTGGTTGGATTTCGGTTTGATTTGTGAGCGGGCAAAAACGCGTTTGAGGAGGGTTGGTTGGATTGGTGGTCGGCGCATGTGTAAATGTGCGGAAAAACGGCTTAAAAAGCGGCTTTTTTCGAGGTTTGTGTTTGGTGCTTGACACTCCTGTTTGAGGGGGTGAATTAGGGGGTTGGATGTAAGTCCAGCTCCCTTTCTTTTTGTGGTAAATTCTGTTAAATTTTTCGAGTTGGGGTCAGTTTTTTGGTAGTTAGGGTCAAAAGTAGGGTCATTTGAGTGTTAATTGGGGGGGGGATGTGTACATAATAATGGTTAAAAACGGGGATTTTTGGCGTGAGTTGACCCCGATAATACACGGATTTGACGTGAGTTTTTGCGAAAATGTTAAATTGTAAGTGGCTGTGTGTTTTGTTTTTATTGTTGATTTTCGATAGTTTTTCGCCGTTTTTGCGTGGAAAAATTAACACTTTTCCCGCCTTCTCTCCTCTTCTTAGTTGTTATTCTAATCTAATAACCCCGACGACGATGGCTACTTTGCGGATAGAGCTTTTGCGGATCGGAAAGGGGGGGTAGTTGGCTTTGTTGTCTGAGTGACATTCGAGATATTCGTCGTTATCGGGGCATGGAAACAAGCGTTTTACAAGTGGCCCCTGATCGGTGTCTAATACGTAGACTTTTCCCCATTGAAAAAAGGATAAATCGGTTATAGGACGGCAGGCAAGCAGGTCTCCGTTGCTGTATTTGGGATACATACTGCTTCCTGATGCTCTGATCATGAATTTTACGCCTCGATTCTCGAAATCGGGTATATTGTAGTGATGGGTTATCTCGTAATCCATTACCTGAACGTCTCCATTGGCATATCCTGCCATCGCTCCGACAGGTATTAGGGGAATGCCTTTGGTCTCTTCTGTTGGTATGGCGTGAGCGATTTCGGCCTGTTCTTTATCTTTTAGCATTGGGCCTTGTCCGGTCAGGAGCCAGTCAGGCGAAATATTCGCATTTGCGCATACTTTTTCTATTACATCATAAGATGGTTTTCCTCTACGTTTGCCAACCACATTTTCTATTACAGTTGGAGATATACCTAAAGTTGTAGCAAAAGCCCGTTTATTGCCATTGTATAGCTTTTTAATCAATTCTTCAAACCTTTCATTTATAGTCATATCCACATTTGTTTTGCGCTTTTGCGAAAAATATTCGCAAAATAATTTTATTTATTCGCATTTGCGAATTATCTTTGCGTCGTTGACTAAGTTTAACGACGCTGTAAAGGTAGCATTTTTTAATATATAATGTATATGGACAAACAAGGATTGAAAAGCAGGAGTATGACCGTAGTGGATGGTCTAACGGTTAAGGTGATGCCGAACGAGCGGCATGAGTTTTTGATGACCACCAAAGAGGTGGCTCGAGGATACGATGTATCGGAATATGTGGTGCGAAAAACATTCGCCCGGCACAGTTATGAATTGATTGAAGGAAAGCACTTCATCAAGGGACAGGACATTTTGTCTACCCCCTCTAATAATGATGGAGGGGCGATACAACCTCATTCTATTCTTTGGACAAAGCGTGGAATTGTGCGTTTGGGCTTTTTTGTCAAGAGTGAACGTGCTCGTATGTTTCGTGATTGGGCTGAGGAGCTGGTTATAACGATAGATGAGCGTCGGGATTTATTTGGTGAGGTGATTCCGGCGGCGGAGAAGGTGAAGCAGAGGGCGCATAATAGGCTGACGAAGGATCGGCTGGTAGATATTCTATCGGACGTGGCGAAGATTGATGATAAGGCGATAAGATTGTCGCTTGTGGAGAAACTGACGAATTTTAACAATTGAAAGAGGATGAAAAAGAGGATTGTAACAAGTTACGGGGTTAACACGAAAATCGCGAAATCGCTGGGCACGACGGTGCAGACGGTTTCGAGGGTGTTGCATGGCAAACAGCGCTCGAAGCTGGGGGATAAAATCCGGCATCTGGCTCTTAAGCAGTATGGGGGAAAGGAAGTTGAATTTTAAGAAAGTATGCAAAGTGGATCAGATTGTTGAGAGAATTAAAGGGTGGATTCAGGATGCCTCTTCGGTAGTGTCTGAACTTGATGAAGTTATTGAGATGTACGGAGAGCGGAATTGTGATGATTGGACGGTGAATACTCGAAATGAGATGAACGCTCGGATAGAGGCGCTTGAGGATGTGTTGAATCTTTTTAAAGAGCAAGGTTATGATATCAAGTAATTTGGTGAAGGGTAAGGCGTATGATTATGTGCGCAAGGATGGAAGCAGGCACACTGTGACGTATATGTACGCGGGTGTAAACTTCTTCATGTTTAAAATGCAGCATGGAAATGGGGTGTTGTCGCTTTCATATAGTACTGTAAACGAACATATACAGGAAAAACAATGAAGACACGGGTGAAGATAAAGGAGATGGTCTTGATTTCTTTTGGGACTATTATATTGGTTGTGGCATGTATGATTTTTGTGGGATGCGTTGTTTTTATCGCTGTAAAGCAGCCGATTGCTTTTATGGGGGCTCTTATCTCCGGTGCGGGCTTCTTTATGATTTTGGGTGATCTTATCGAAACACTTTACGAGTTGTATAAAGAGCGAAACCAAAAAGAAAAAGACGAAAAAGTTACGATAAAGATATGAAAGCGATACGGTTACTGTTAGGTTTTTTGCCGGGCGTGAGCTTCGGGATGTGGCTCAGGGCGATGTGGTTCTGCGTGGCGCTGGCGATATGTAACCCTACGGACGACTGTTCGCTTTGGGTTGTCTTGGGTTTGCTGGCTAATTTGGCGGTTTCGGGCCTGCTCGTGGTGCGAGATCGGGAGAAGTGGAGAAAAGTTTGTGAGAAGATAAATAGTATATAATTAGGTTTTTAACGGTTGCGCACGACACGGGATTAATGCATAGGAATATGAAGAAGTTAGTAGTTGTGGTGTTGGGAATTTTTGCTTTTTCTGCGTACGGAGTTTCGCAGGAGATTAAAATGACGAAAAAGGGTGTTGTTGATCCCGGTCCGTTCGGCGGTGGAATGACTGTTTACGAGGTGCGGATTGATTCATGCGAGTATCTCGTAACTCGCATGGTTCAGAGCGGAAATGTTCTGACACACAAAGGGAATTGTAAGCATTGTGCGAAAATACGGCAGCGCGAGCACAGGGAGCTGATTGATGCGATCAGGGCTCTTCGGACGGTGGATGAAAAAAACAAGAAAAAGCCCTGATTATGGATGTCTTCTTGTGTAGATGCGGTGGAACGCTACATCTAAGATGCACAGCTGAATGGTATACAGACGGTATACTATATGATGGATTCTATGAATGTGATATTTGCGGAAAGCGAGGTAAGTCTCTGCGGGATTTCGCCACACGCGGGAAGAAACGTCCGAAAAGGAATAAAGTAAGAAATGGCCGCTAAAGGCAGCTCTCGATATGGGGGCACTCCGGCAACGGTTTTCGAGGGGGTTCGAGTCCCCCTGCCGGACAAAAAAAGTAATTGTTATGTATCAGATTATTGACGGTAGACCTGCGATTAGCGTGAACGACTGGTGTCGGGCGGGGTTGACGCTTGATATGTTCAAGAACGACTCTAAACGAGGATATCTGTCGATTTTGCGTCGCGGTACGAATGGCAATACGATAATAGACGTCAGGTCGATTAAGCGTCCTGATCGGTTAAAAGTGATTGAGGAGGTTATGGGACGTGTGCCGAGTGAGCAGCCTCGTGATATCTATGAAGTTCGTGAGGATTATGAGGCAAGGGATTTTTACACGTCGTTCAGGAAGCCGGACGGGCAGGCGCTGGCAGCTGAGACGGTGCGTTTGATGACGGCAAAGGCTTCGATATTCAACGCCTTGCGCGACGGTATGCGCAAGCAGATCGAGCGACGGGCGGCGAGCGGGTCGAAGCTGAAAAAAGGCCTGTTCTGGGAAACGATGCTGGACTGGCATTCGGAGCAATGCAGAACGTCGAACATAAGATTCGGAGCGGTGGTTCCGGAGTACACGAACGTTCGGAGCTTTGAAAGGGCGTTTAAGAATTATTTAAATGACGGATATACGTCGTTGCTACCGAAAAACATCGGTAACGATTCGAGGCGCAAGGTGTCGAGATCAGCGGAAAATTTACTTCTCTCGTTATGGCGGACGCATGATAAACCTTTTATTTCGCGTGTTTCAGAGCTATATCAGGAGTTTGTTTCGGGAACGAAGGAGATTTTTGATAAAGAAACAGGCGAGGTGTTCAGGCCGAAAGATTTTATGTATAAGGGCCGCCCGATGGAGATCAGCGAACAAACTATTTGGCTCTATCTGAAGGACGTGATGAACAATACGGCTGTTTACGCAGACCGGAACGGTAACTTTGACTTTGTGAACTCGCAACGTCCTAAAAACGTGCGGAAAGCGGGTCAATATTCGCTTTCTAAAATATCGATGGACGACGTGGCATTGTCGAGAAAGTCGGTTCGCGGATGGGTGTACAAGTATATCTGCGTGGATGTGGTTTCAGGGTATTATTTCCGCCCTGCTTATGTGGTTGGAAAACCGAGTCTTAACACGGTATACGAATCATTTAGAAATGTGTTCTGTGAGCTTCAGCAGCTGGGACTGCCGATGCCGGGCGAGTTGGAAGTAGAGCATCACCTTATGCAAGACATTGAGTGGCTGGGCGAAGCGTTTCAATACGTGCGTTTTTGTACGTCACCGACCGAAAAACGCGCTGAACACAATATCAAGGCGTTAAAGTGGGGTACTGCAAAGAAATGGGGCCACACGCGCGGGCGCTGGTATGCGAAAAGCGAGGCGTACAGGAGTGTACGCAATAAGGTTTCAGGAGATTATGTGGAGCCTGAATTTCAGCCGCAAACGATTGTGGCGGATGACCTCGCAGATATCGAAAGACACAACAACTCGCTGCATCCCCTGCAGCGCAAATATCCGGGCATGACGCGGCGCGACGTGCTGCTTAAATACGCAAATCCGAACCTTCAACGGATCGCTCCGGAGCAGCTCTATCGATTTATTGGAAATGATACGGAAACAACGATCCGAAACAACGATTACGTGGCTGTGGCAAACGCGGAATTCTGTCTCGCAGACTTTGACGCGCTTAAACGCTTGAAAGCGAACAATCGCAATGTTACGGCATATTGGTTGCCGGATGAGAACGGCAGTGTATCGAGTGTGTATCTATATCAGGGCGACACATATATCGGTGAGGCGATTGATCGCGGCCAGTTCGCTTATAACGAGTGTGCGATTGAACGTACAGCCGATGACGAAGCTAAGATGCTCGAACAGTATAAACGTGCTGCGAAATTCGACAAAAAGGTGCGCGAGCGTCGGGCTGAGATTCCGCACACGGGCATGATTGAAGCCAGCGACGCGGCGGATATCGCTTCGGTGGCTGTCGATATCGTGGATATAACAGAAAATGAGCAGCCCGATGGCTACGAGGAGGACGAATTCACGGATTGGTCGCAGCGGGCAAGGGATATGTTTTAAAAATATATAGCAAGGATTATGATAACGAAAGAATTTAAAGAGAAGGTATTAGCGGAGCTATCCGCACGGCGTGAGAATTTTAGCGGCTCGGACGCAAAATTCGCGGTTACGCTGGGGATCAGCTCGGCGCAGTATAGCCGCGTGAAGCGTGGCGAGTTAGACAGGGTATTGTCGGATGAGAACTGGATCAGTATTGCTCGCCGGATCGGAGTGTCGATGAGCAACGCTCCGGCGTGGAAGACGGCTAACACTCCGGTTTTTCAGTTTATCACGGCGCAGTTGGAACTGTGTCAGGAAAAGAGCCTTTCTGCGATGCTCTGCGATTTAACGGATATCGGAAAGACGTACACGGCGATGCAGTACGTAAAAACGCACAAAAACGCGGTGTATATCGACTGCTCGCAGGTGAAGTCGAAACACAAATTATTCCGGAAAATCGCTCAGGAACTGGGCGTAGGAAGTTCCGGACGGCTTACGGATGTGTACGAGGACATGGTGTTTTATCTGAAGACGCTTCCTAATCCCCTTATCATCTTCGATGAAGCGGGTGACTTGTATTACGAAGCATTTTTAGAAATCAAGGCACTCTGGAACGCTACAGAACGTTGCTGCGGCTTCTATATGATGGGGGCGGATGGCCTGCAGGAGAAGATCCGGCGGGCGATTAATAACAAGAAGGTGGGTTACGCGGAACTGTTCGGTCGTTTCGGGAAACGATACGGCAAGGTGGTTCCGGTCGCTCGCGAGGAGTCGGAGCGATTCTTACAGCAAACGGCCGCGATGATCATCAAGGCTAACGCTCCGGAGGGGATGGATGTAAACAAATTAATTCGCAAGATGACAGGCGATGACAATACGCCTTCTCTGCGAAGAATTTATACAGAACTCTCGAAATGAAGCGGGCGCTCTCAGTGCAGAATGTACTCACGTCGCGTTACAACACAATGCCCTTTGAGGGCATGTGGCGCGACGCGGTCGGAGAGCCGGAACTGACAGGTTCGTGGATCATCTTCGGTGACACGAAAAACGGAAAAACCAGCTTCGCGATGATGCTTTCGAAGTATCTGACCGAGTTCGGGAAAGTGATCTATGACAGTGTTGAAGAAGGCAATTCGCGCACGATACAGCTTGCTGTAGAACGCGCGAAGATGCTTGAGGCCGGGACGCGGTGGATGCTGCTCGATAAAGAATCGAAAGAGGAGCTGACGAAGCGGCTTCTGCGGCAACGGAGCCCCGAAATCGTGTTTATCGACTCGGTGCAGTTCATGGACTTGAAATTTTCGGAGTATAAACATCTGAAAGAGACGTTTCCGAATAAGCTCTTTGTCTATATCAGCCACGTCGACGGACGTCGCCCGGCCGGGCCTGTTGCGACGCGGATCATGCGCGATGCAAACGTGATCTTCCGGATCGAGGGGTTTAAGGCGTTCCCGACGGGTCGATACGGAGGCGGAGAGCCCGTCACGATCTGGGAGAAAGGGGCTAATGAGTATTGGGGTGAACTTGAAGAAGCAAAATAATTAACGTGAATAAATTAAAGTGGTATGGCAACGACATTTTTGGAAAAACAGAAAAAAGGACTGATAAAGAAGTTTCATGTACTTCTGAATCAATCGAGAATCGATGAGACAGGGAAGCGCGATATCCTCGCGGCTTACGGCGTTCGGAGTACGCTCGATTTGAGCTGTGCGCAGCTCATCGAGATTTGCAATAAGATTACGACGGTAGCGAATCCGTCGCTTGCGGAGGCGGATAAATGGCGCAAGCGGGTGATTAAATCGATCTTCGCATATTGCGAGGTGATCGGTCGCGATACGGATATGGCAGAAGTAAAGCGGATCGCCTGTCGTGCGGCTGGATACAACGATTTTAACCGGATTCCGGTTGCTCGTTTAAGCAACCTTTATAATGCGTTCAAAAACAAGGTAAAGGACTTTAAAAAAGTAGGCAGTATTGCTGCCGAAGATTTGTTGAATGTGATTTATAAGAACTAAGAAGATGGAAGTGATTACATTGAAAGCCAAGCCCCGCAACCGGGTTGTGATGGTGCTGGAGCCCTCAGAGGCCGAGCAGGTGGCTAATATGTTGGACTATGCTTATCGTAAAGGTAGCTCTCCGGAAACAAAGGCATTTGTAAAACGCTTTATCAGCTGCGTCGGGGAGATTGTGATCGCGAAAAAGAGGGGTGAGATATAATGGAAGCACGAATTTGTGATCGATGTGGCGCTATATGGAAGGATGCAAAGGAGGAGAAGGAATGCGGTGTATATGTGCAGAAAATCGCTATTAAAAGCGATCATGGGAATGACTCTATGCATTTATGTGAAACTTGTCTCGGAGGATTATATAGATACTTGAGTTCAGGCAATGAAAACAAAGGAAATTGAATTGAGAGGCCGTGCCGAGGCGGTTTATAAGATGCAGAATCGGCTTGAAAAGCGTCGTTTACGCGGTCGGTCTAAGGTGAAAAGAGATACAATAGATTTAAATAGTAATGAAATGGAAAAAATTGATTTGAAAAACGTTTCGGCAGACGAATTAGAGGAGCTGCTGAAACAAAAAAGACAGGAAGAAAGCCGCGCCAAGCTGGAGCGGCGGGATGCATACGAAGGTCTCCGATCGGATATGATCGGTCGGGTGAAAGATCGGGTGCTGGAGGCTTCGGGATATGTTCGTGAGCTGTTCGATTTTGTAAAGGATGAAACGACCGCATTCTATGACGTCATGAAGGAGTACGGGCGTCTGCGTGTGGACGGACAGCAGTCGTACACGCTGAAAGATGAAGCGTTTAAAATCGAGGTGAAAACGAACAGGGTAAAGACGTTCGACGAACGCGCAGACGTGGCCGCGTCGAGGCTCGTAGACTTCCTGCTTCGTTGGATCGAGTCTGCTCCGGGCGGGGCTGACAATCCGATGTATCAGCTTTGTATGACGCTGTTAGAACGTAACAAATTCGGCAATTTCGACTACAAGTCTATATCGAAACTGTATGATATGGAGGAGCGCTTCAATGACGAGGAGTATTCGGAGATCATGGGGCTGTTTAAGGAGTCGAATGTCATTGAGGGAACTGCGACGAACTATTACTTTTCGCAGCGGGATGATAAAGGCGTGTGGCGTCGGGTCGAGATTAATTTTAATCGGTTGTAAGATGGGCCTTGCACGTATGCTTATGAACGGTTGTTGCTCTGCGTGCGGCGTAACGCCGCACGAAATGCAGTCTCGCTGTAGAAGAACGAATGTGGTGCTGGCACGGCACATGCTGTGCTACGCACTACGCAGGCTGGGTTGCAAGTGGAAATACTGCGGGCAGATCACGGCGCGTTCGCACGCCTCGGCATTGGTGGGCGCGCGAGCGTTCTCGGATAAACTATATATCGGCGACAAACTTGCTAAAACAGCGTGGGAGTCTCTTGCCGACAGTTTCGGAGAGCTGATCGGGACAGCATTAAGTTTGAAGGTCTATCTTAGAATATTTTCGGAGGAGGTAAGATGATTATTTGTATTGATTTTGACGGAACGATCCACGACGGTGTGTGGCCCGGGATCGGGGAGCCCATGCCGGGCGCGAAGGAAGCGATAAATAACCTTCGCGCAGAGGGGCATTATGTCATAATCTGGACGTGCAGAGAGGGCGTGCAGCAAACGGAAATGATAAACTGGCTGCTCGCTCAGGGCATCGGGTTCGATCGCGTAAACGACCACGAACCGCGTAACCTCGCGGTGTATGGTTCAGATTCGCGCAAGGTGTACGCTCACTGCTACATCGACGATAAGAACATCGGCGGGCTGCCGAGCTGGGGCGAGATTGCGCTGCTGGTGCGGAGGCAGGAGGCGGAATATAAGAAAGTGAAAAGTGAAGAGTGAAAAGGGAAAAATGAAGATAATAGTAACATTTTCGGGCGGAAAAGATAGCCTCGCAGCGCTTTTGTGGGTAAGAAACAATATGTCGAAAAGGTTTACAACAGTCTTTTGCGATACAGGCTGGGAAAGCGAACTGACGTATAAGTACATTGACGAAATAGACAGGAAATTAAACCTTAATATAGTCATGCTAAAGTCTAAAAAATATGATGGATTAGTTGATTTATCGGAAAAAAAGACGAGATTCCCAAGCTCACGACGCAGGTTCTGCACGAGCGAATTGAAAATCATTCCGATGATCGATTATTTGCTCGACGTAGTAAATGACGACTTCATCGTTATTCAAGGGATTCGTGGTGCAGAAAGTGCGTCAAGGGCGGCCATGAACGCACAATGCAACTACTTTAAGTATTATCTAACCCTTATAAGGTTGATAAGAACGGTAAGTCGAAGTTTCATACTTACAGAAGAAAAGAGATTTTGAGGTTTTGCGAGGCACATGCTACCGATGTGATTAGACCCGTTTTCGGGTGGTCTTCGACGCAGGTGGTCAATTATATCCTTGACAATGGTTTAGAACCGAACCCTCTCTACCGCATGGGAATGAAGCGAGTTGGTTGCTTCCCATGTGTTATGTGTGGTCTATCGGAACTTCATCAAATAGCCACTCGTTTCCCGGAACGAATTATAGAGATTGCAGAATATGAAAAGAAAATATGCAGCTCTTTCTTTGGGCCAGATAAAATATCACGCAAATTCTATAAGGGGGAATATCCACTTGTTTACGACGTGGTAAAATACGCTAACAATAAGTATGATGCAGGACAATTGTTTGACGATAGGGAAGCAACAACTTGCATGAGTTATTACGGATTATGTGAATAAATAAAATGAAGGACGCGTTGAAAGACAAGATAATATTAGACGCCTGTTGTGGCGGTCGATGCTTTTGGTTTGATAAACAGCATGAACGTGCTTTGTTTATCGATATTAGAAGTGAAAAGTACGCTTTCGAAGGAAACAGGACACACGAGGTTTCCCCTGATTCGATCGTGGATTTTCGGAATATGCCTTATCCGGATCGTGCTTTTAAGCTCGTTGTGTTTGATCCTCCGCATCTCGTGCATGCGGGTAATAATGGTTATATGTCAAAGAAATACGGTTCTTTAAAAGGGAATTGGCGCGAATATCTACGTGAAGGCTTTGAGGAGTGCTGGCGTGTGTTAGATGTATATGGAGTGCTTGTATTTAAATGGAACGAGACGGATGTGAAGGTTTCGACGATACTTAATTTAATCGATAAACAGCCGCTTTTCGGGCACAAATCTGGGAAGGCTTCGAAAACGCACTGGCTTTGTTTTATGAAGTTTGAATCATAATATTTTAATCATGGATACAGGATATTGGGAAGAAGCATTAAAAAGTCATGCGGTTGTGGTTTCGCAGGCAGTTTCTGCCTTGGCGGAAATCGAGGCGATGAAAGCTGCGAACGCGATGGCGGCGGATCTGGGTCACACGATCCCATATTCGGAGGATCGGTTTCGTGATGTGCCGGGCGAATATGGGCTTGAATACAATATGATAATAGGAATGTTTAGAAGATGAACGCAAATGGTAGAAGAATGCTGGTAGCATGCGAGTTCTCAGGGAGGGTTCGGGATGCCTTTGCAGCACTTGGCTGGGACGCGTGGAGCTGCGACCTACTCCCGACCGAGTCCCCGGGGCAGCACTATCAGTGCGATGTTAGGGAGGTGTTAAACGAAGGATGGGATTTGATGATCGCGCATCCGCCTTGCACGTATCTCGCTGTCTCCGGAAACCGACACATCCCATGCAATCCGGAGCGATGGCGTAGACGCTATGAGGCTCTGAAGTTTGTCTGGGAACTTTACTCCGCAGACATTAAGCGCATTGCAATTGAAAATCCCATTTCGGTGCTTTCGACGTATCTGCGCAAACCCGACCAAGTTGTGCATCCGTTCTTTTTTGGCGACAAAGTCTCGAAAGCAACATGCTTGTGGTTAAAGGAATTGCCTTTGCTGCAGGTAACGGATATGGTTCAGCCCGAATACGAGCTTCGACGGAGTAAGAAGAATAAAAGCGGGTTCTCGAAGTACTCCAAAATCGCGCTTCTTGGCCCGGGCAAAGGTCACGAGCGTAGCATTACTTTTCCCGGATTTGCACGCGCCATGGCGGAACAGTGGACGGAATATATATTAAATGAGTAAAACAACAAAGTGATATGAAAATAGAAATAACAACATCAGTAAAAGCTGTATCTGTTCTAAATAGCATACTGTCCGAAGGGATATACTCTCTACGAAAAAAGCCTGAAGTAAGAGCTTCTTTCAAAATGACAGAAAAGGACTTGGATTTAGCAGAAGGATTGAGGGTTCGTTTGATGAAAGGACTTCTCAAACAGGCGATGAAGAAAGCTGATGAAGAGTATAAAAGAAAGAAAAGAAAGCGTCAGACGTCCACCTGCCAACAAAGACGAAATAAAAAGAATGAAGAGGGGTAGAGATATAATTAACCGTGTTAGAGGTATTTGTAGGAAAAAATATTAAAACAATGCTTACGGTAAAAGAAGTAGATTTGTTATTTTTATATAGTTGTTTGTTTTAGTTGATTTTTGGGGCTGCCGGTTCGGGAGAATAGGCAGCTTGTTTAAAAAGATTATCGAGGACGGGCCTTGCCTCGAAAAATAAACAAGGTGCGTTCGCTACGCTTAAACACATACTGGGTCGCTCTCGTGTCTGACGAACGAACTTGTATTTAAGTTGCATAAACGGCTCTGCGAGATGGCAGCTTCCAGCTCAACCGTTTTTTTATAAAAAACAACTTGCGTGATTGGAATTAGAAAAATTGTTTGTATGTTTGCAACGCTAAAAGTTTTTAATTCGAGGGTGGAAGTTCTGCCCAAAGCGTTGCTAAGTGGGCTTTTTTTATGCCTGCTGGCATACTACGCAATATGCGGCGTTCAACCCCGTGCATACGTTGTAATGGCGTATGCGAAGCCCTCGAATGAGACTTTTAGCAGCGGGAAGTGGACGCCGTTTTTTTGTTCCACATGCTATAAATAATCATTCGATTTATGAACAAAAAGGAAAGCCCAGCTCAGGCGGTAAACGAGCTACGTGTAGTGATGATCAACGATCGTCGCTTTGCCGTAGAAGAGAGAAACGGCAATATCAGTTTTAACCTGACCATGATGGCTAAGTCATTCGGAACAACGCCTAAAGACTGGCGCAGAACCGATGAAGCGCAACGCTATTTGGAGGCTTTGGCCAAAGGGCGAAAATGCCCTTTGGCTGACTTATTGGAAGTTAGAAAGGGAGGGGTGCCCCATCTTGCAGGAACGTGGGCTACGGATTACCGCATTGCGATGCGTTTTGCCCAATGGCTTGATCCGGATTTTGCGATTGCTGTAGACGAGTTGGTGTTTAATGTGCTCACGAGACAGGCTGCTGTGGCTCACGCCCCGCTAAAACATGGCGTTTCGGCTGTTATACACGACGGCATGCCACTTTATCCTTACGCGGATATTGTACGAGCCTTGGGAGGCAGCGCACGCGGCGGCACACAGTGGCGGCGGGCAAAGTTCCCGCAGCACTTCAGGAAACTCTTCGGACGCAATTTTATCACGCCACAGTACGCTGATCTGTTAGCGAGTTATTACAGTTATCGGCAGGCGCAGTTGTCTCTGGATTTTGGTTTATCGGAGAAAGGAGGTGCGCAATGATGCTCGAATTGAAAAACGTGAAGCGTTATGATGTGCTTGAAGAAACGCGTTTGCTTGTATTTATGGATTGTGAGGATTTTTTCGATATGCTTGATCAGCGTTCGCCGAATCTGCTGATTCAGTACCTGAATACTCGTTACAATGCGGGAATAGAGTCTGTTGAAAAAGGGAAGAAAGGAGGCGTATATGGTTGTGTTTTATAAGGACGGATTTTCCATACATATTAAAACGGGAAACGCCCCATACGAGGATTGGATACGATTGCACGATGAATTGACATGGTTGATGTCGTGTGTCAATGAGGATAATGTTCTGATAGGCGGAATGTCTGCCGTATGCGGACTGATTGGCGATCTTATGCCGCGTTATAAGGATGCCCAAAGTCTTCCGGCAGTTACCGGTACGTGTCCGGTTGACGAGGATTTGCCATAGATGAAATCCCCCGTTCCTTTTCAGACCGGGGGCTTTTTTATTTTGCATTTAAATCACCAATTGTTTTCGTCTGAATTTTCGTCTAAGTTTTTCAGTATATTGTTGATGATCTCATTTGCCGCTGTGTTAATATCGTTTATAACGTCTTTTCTCTTAGGGTTGGGTTCTCCGTTTTTAAACAGCTTCTGTGCCTTTATCCAGTATTCTAATTTATCTGGTTGGTACTGGTAGTTGTAGCAGCGTGTTATAACAGGAGCTTCAACCCTCACTTTTCCATCTTTGAATTGGAATTGCAAGACATAGTCTATTGAAAAAATAATTCTTGACCCGAAGAGCCACGGATAGTTAATGCAATCTTGGCGGATTCCGTTTACGGAAATCATATCTCCTTCCACCTTGCTGATTACGTCTTTGGGTGAATTGTATATCTTAGTAATTCCAATCAGTGTCTTTGCATATAAATCATTTTTTGAGATTCCCTCAAATGATAAAATAGCAAATTTTTTACCGTCCGATTCGTTTACAAACGTTCCGTCTTCTTGTACTTTGAAATTTACTGCGTTTTGTGCATAGAAATTGCCTGAAGCAAGCAAAAACGCGATTGATAAAAATAGAACCTTTCTCATGCTGTTTTTTTTTTGATTTGTTGTTACTTCGTTATTTGTGTGCAAAGATGAATGTATTGATTAACTTTTGCAAATTTTTGCAGAAAAACATCCGGACGCAAATGTGTAACAGTCTTTGTTTATAACTTTATAGCGGCGCGGGGGTGATCCTCGCGCCGTTTTTTGTTATTTTTGCGGAAAAGAAGCGAGGATATGACGGTTAAGAATCTAAAAACAAACGCCCCTGCGCAGGGGTGCAGCACACGCGAGGAGCGTGTACGCGCCCGCAATCGCGTGCTCGTAGCGCGCTATTTTTATTGGACGGAGCTGCGTCGGCGTCGGTTCGATGACGTGATGCGTATCTTGGCCGAAAGCGAGTTCTTCGTAGAGGAGCGCACGATCATGAACGCGATAAACGCGCATTCGGCCTATCTCGACGAACTGCGTCTCCTTGCCAACGCCGCCCGGTCGCTTCGAAAAGAACACCCCTCGTGGAACTGGAGCTAACTACTCTCTTCTTGCTATATATATTCTTGAAAAGTCGTCGTGTACGTTATGTTAAACACGACGACTTTATTATTTCTCGTCTGTTTGTTTGCCCGGCTGCGACTCAGTCCGGACACGGTGTCCTTGAACGTTTCGCCCTGCAGAGCGCTGTGCAGTTTCTCGACGATATCGAACATCTTCAGCGCTTGTTTGCGCACGTCTGCGGGCGCCCTGTGGTGTGTTTCGCCCGCGGGCACGAAGGCGACGCGAAGCGTGATATCCGCGTTTACTAACTGCATATTGTCCTCGACCGCGAGGTCGCGGCACGAAGGATAGCTAATGTCGATGAGGCAGCACGGCCAGTCGACAGGCGGGCGCTCGCTTGCGATGTTTAACTGTCCTGTATCGAAGTCAATCCATCGGATTTCCGGCACGTTTTTTTTGATATGCTCGCATAGAGCCGTGAAAATTTCTTTGTTCATTTTCTTGAAATTAAAGGTTTATAGAATGTTATCGATTGCGTCGTCGAGGCGTGTTTTTATGCGATCCGCCAGCTCTTTCGATTCGCCGAGAAACTGACGTTTTACGACGTGCATATTTCGCTTATGCTCTGTTACTAACGCATCACCTCCATACAGCACGTTTTTGTTTTTTTGTGAGTTACTGCCTTTTTTTCGGCGTATGTGCGACTTCACTGTCACCTCGCCATCGAAGCCCTCGTTATGCACTTTTGCGTACGGAACATGCGCGTTTCCGGCCGAGATCACGACGCGCTCCGGCCCCACTTCGTCCGGGCGGATGCTGTTCATCAGGTTGCCGCTTTCGACGAGCAGCGACCCGCGTTTTTTGGGCTTTCCTTTGTCCCACTCCTTGCCGTCAAACTCTTTTTTTTCAAAGCGTTGTTTGTAGTATTCGACGGCTGTCTCGGCGACGATCGTGGGCGCAACCTCTTTGATTTTTTCGGGTATGTTGCGCAGGTATTCGTTAAATTCTTCGAGATTCATGCGTGTAATATTAAATGTTTCGTATCTTTGCATTTGAAGTTTGCCGTTGCGGGTAAGGCTATAGGCACCTCCGGGGGGGTGATGGGGCTTTTGCCGACTGGGTGCACAGCGCAACGACAGACCAACCCCCGTAGAGGTAAGCCGGAGCGATCCGGCTTATTGTTTTTTACGCAGTAGCAGCCCTCGCCTCACAGACTTATCCCTTACGACATACCACGTTTTAAGCGTCAGCTTCGCTTTCTCTACCTTTCCGGCTACGGCCAGCACCACGTCCTTGTAGAATTTGACCATAATGAAGTTATTAATCGCTTTTACTTTGTTCTTGCGATCCTTACCCTCGCGGCCTAACCACACCTCGTCCGGATTTTCTGCGACATCCTTGATCGCAGCGAGGTATTCGGTGCGAAACGCCCGCTTCTTAACCGCGTTCGTGGAGTGTGCGACAAAGGCCTTTTTCGACATGCGCCACGCTCTCCCCGCGTAATCTTTCAGCATCAGCAATTCCGCACCGTTTTCAATGATTTTGTTCGCGTCGAACCAGCTATCCGGATCGCCCTCGTATCGCGGAACCGGGCCGGGAGCATCGCGCATGAGCGTGTCGAGCGACTCGGATACCCCCCACTCGCGCGGCGTAATCTTTTCGAGTGTTTTACTCGACATGTCTGCGAATTTGTTAATATACATCTGATTCGCCGTAAAGATTTGCGCTTCGTCTGCCCGATTGATTCCGAACCCCTGCGCCTCACATCGCGACCACTCCGTCGAGCCGAAGAACTTATCGCACCTCCGGCGCATTTCCGCCATGTCGACGTTCGCGACCTCGTGTTTCATGCGCGGAACGATGTAACAGCGACAATTCCAGCCGTTCGGCGGCATGATTTTCTTCCAACGCGGATCGTCCGCAGGCAGGATCAGGCCGTCGATATCTTCGTGTTCCGGTCTCACACGGTCGTCGCCGACGGTGCGGTACTCCCAGAACGGAAACACGTTTGTTTGCGCGATAAGACGCCTGTACGTGCTTGCAGATTCGGCGACGGAGACGGCAGTCTGATACTCCGTCTTCAGCCACGTTTCGTTAAATATTTTCGTTGTTTCCTGCGCCTTTTGCCGGAACTCCTCGAAGCTCTTACTTTCTCGGAAAATCCGGTTTAATTCGTTCATTTCCGCGAGTGTTTTGGACGCGGAAAAATGGTACAGGTTCTGCTCGAGGGCTACGAGGTAAGCGTCGTCGTCGGCCTCGTAGACGAATCCCACGTTCGAAACCTTGCCGCCTCCGTGCCTGAACCCCTCGTGCGCAGCTTGAATCAGCTGCGAGTGTGTGAACCTAAACAGTTCTGCGTTGAAGTATGCGCGTCCTTCTTCGTCAATCGTCTGTTTTATCGTCGCATCCGCAAGCGCATCGCCTGTGGTCGTGAGGGGATTGGAAGCCCAGCCGCGCCGCTGGGCCGCTACGAAAAAATCAAACATGCGTCTGAAGAAGCCGCTTTCGTTCTTCACACTCGAACCCTGCCCGCGTGGTTCCGCGCCCGGATCGGGGTCAGGATCGTTGTCATCATCGTCGTCGTCCGTAAGGGGTGCGGGCAAGGCTTGCGCCTGACGGCGAGCGATCGGTTCATCTCCTTTCGGGAGCGGGATGTTGTAGCGCTCATGCAGATAGCTCTGCGGAATCGGCATGATGTCGCTGAGCTGCACGATCTCGCTTACTTCAAGCTCGCGTTTGTTGTCGAGAAACTGAAACTTCCCGCCTGCAATCGGATATCCGCGCTTGAGGAGGAGCGGCACAAAGAAGCGGTTTAACATACGCTCTACGTATCGCCGATCCGCCCGATGCTTCTTCTCCTGAACAGACAGATGCACTTCGCCCTGTGCGAGCGAGCTGCCGTCGATGGTCGTCATCGTTTGCCCTAAAATCGTGATTAACACCTCTTCGGAGCAGGCTTGGCGAAATTCTTTATACAGCAGTCCGTTGCCCGAAGAGGCGTTTGCCTCCTGAGACGCCTCCGTCTCTTTCGGGATAACGAGGTAGGGGGCAGATCCGGCGCTCTCGAATGCGCGGATCAGCTCACGTCGGCTGGCCTCGTCCATGCTGCTGTATTTTCCGATTCGGAGCGGCATGCCGAAGAGTTCGACAAACTGCGCCCAGTCGCCGAATCCGCCGCGTTTGTAGATGATCAGCGGCGCTACTTTGAGCAGGAGGCCGAGATCGTCGTCCTTGCCCCACTGAATGACATGATCGTTTGCGGCGTATGATATCCCGCGTTCGTCCTCCTGACGCTTCGCGATCTCGCGCAGGGTCGGGCGTATATGCTTGCGATCGATCGAGGTGAAGGAAAAGGTCTGATCGACATTGAACGTGAACTCGTCGACCGAAACGCCCCAAAATTTTGAGAGCATGATATCGCCGATCAACTCCTCGAATTCGATCGAATCGATGAGGTCGTACATGACGTCTACGTCGCGATTGTTGATTGTAAACGCGAGGTCGGCATCCTTGACGGCGTCGATGCGCTTATCGATTGCGTCCGAGAGCACGCCATCGAGCAGGATATCCTCATACATGTCGTACAGTTTCGTGCGGTTGCCGCGGTCGGCGAGACGCAGGGCCGTGCGCCAGCTGGCGATGTCGTGGATTGAACGAACCACAGGCTGCACGAGTATTTGTGTAGACAGTTGCGAGCCGGTCGGCATCGCTGTTTTTTTGTTCTGTTTTTTTGCCATTGCAATATCGTTTAAACGGTTTAAAAATGTTGCGACCTTTTCGGGTTGCTGCTAAAGTGTATTTTACCGATAATCTCGGCGCCTCCGGGCTCGGCTTTCTTGGCCGGAAGGTCGGGGGACAGATCGCCTTTCTGAACGAGCCGCAGCCAGTTCACGGCGCTGTCGTAGCGTTTCTCGCGCAGCTCAATGTCAATGCAGGCGTTGCCGAGGTTGACAAAGTGCCAAACGGCGATATCTTTCACGAAAAGCAGTAACAGCGCGTTCCGGGCGTCGCCCTCGGCGCTGAAGATCGCGTTTGTGTCATAGTCGTGCAGATAGCTTCTTGCCTCTGCCACGGCCGCGTCGATGGCAGCCAGCGGGATTGCTTCCGTTTCGCGGCTAATCACGCTAACGGTTTCATCGTGCAGGTGAGTGTATAATTCTTCGACGGTCAAAAACATAATGTTAAGAGTGAAAAGTGAATAGTTAAAAGTGAATTAATATCGTTTTTTGTTCGTGGGCTTCGTGCCTGCGACCCAGCTGGACGCGCTCACGGCGACGGTTTTTCGCTGTGCGACAAAGTATCCACCCTCGACCGCGTCAGGGCCGTCCGAAGGCGCAGGCAGGCCGTCGTCGAACAGGGTAAATTGCTCTTCGAGTCGCTGCATGTGCGGATTATCCTTTTCGGCGATGTTGAGGATCATGTTGCCCGCCCGGTTCAGCGGCTCAAGGTTTCCTTCGATACGTGCGAATTTGTCGGGTTTCGCCCGCTCGTCCGGAGCGATCGAAACAATAAACTCTTTTTCAATCGCTTTTTTCAGGAAAAGCGGCTTGAATACTTGTTCATAGAAGGGGTCTTGCAGCTTATTGTTTTCGATGTAGTTGTAAATCGTTGTTTTATCCTTTACATACTCATGCTGATAGTAATACCAGTTCACAAACTCCTCGTTTATGACGTGGTCAAGGAAGCATGTGATGATGTACAACCTCGCCTCGTAGATGCCCAGCAGGACGTTCGATTTGAACGATCCGAGTCTCACCTTGCCCCTGCTGCTCGTCGTGCGATTCGAGGGCGCAGGGTCGCCGTATGAGATTAAAAACGGAAACTTCTGCAGCGGCGGGATGACGCCCCACTTCAGCTCCGTAAAATACTTGCCCTCCGTGACCGGGTTATTGAAACACTCTTTTTGCACAGATGACGCAGACACCTGCGCGAGCACCTCGTCGATCATCTCCTCTGTATTTTTTTCGGGCCACACGGATAGCCCTTCGGCGAAGTCGCGTTTCGGGTCAGGCTTGCGGATATTGACCATGCGGATGTTGATGATATCCCAGTTTCCGAGCGGTTTTTCGCGTTTGGCGAGTTCGCGGGCGCGTTCGCCTGCACGCACAATACAGCAATCTTTTGCGATAATGTTTCCGCACCAGATCACCAAAAGCGCTTCGCTGAAAGAGCGCGTGAAATACAGCGCCTGCTCGAACCAGTTCCATTTGTCCTTTACAATTTCGGGGTTCCGGCACTCTTCGTCCGTGTCGAAATCGTCCGGAAGGATCACGTCCGGGCGCACTTCATCGAGCTTGAAGCCACGCGGCGACTGCCGTGCGCCGACGGCGAAGAACGACACGTTTTTCTTCGTAATAAAATGCTCCTCCGTCCACTTACTCCCACGCTGATTGCCATAGTAAAAGGCAATGCGCTGATTCGCTTCAAGCTGCCCGCGATAAACGCGAAGAAGGCGCTCTGCATTGTCGCTGCTGTTCGACGTCAGCAGAATGTTCTTTTTGCGCCCGGTTAGGGCTAAGTACATGGTTATGAACATCACTGTCGTACTCTTCGACAGCTCACGAGCCCACGACAGCACCTCATACCAGTTCCCGCCCGCATTCGCGAGGATGCGGTTAATCGCTTTCTTCTGAAAGTCTGCGAAGTCGTATTTCGCGAACTTGGGAAACATCTCTTTGATCCACTCGAGCGGCCTCGCTTCGAGCCATATCCGCCGTTTTTCACGTTCGGCCGCGGACATGGTGATATCCATAACCGTGTCGTCGCGTATCGACTGCAGGTATAATTCCCAATCTTGTAGTGCCTTTTTGTCTTCCTGTTTCATCGAATCGTGTCTTTGATGTATTGATCAAATATGCCGCTGACCTCGATCGCCTTAACCGGATCGAAGGCACGGAGCCAGTTCAGGATTGCTTGCGACACGTCGATTACCTCGCGAATGCCGCTCCCCGCCTCCATTTCGCGTATTTCGCGGCGCAAGTCTTTGCGCGCAAGTCGCTCGTCTTTCGTCGGAAATCGGAATCCTTCTTCTCGCTTCGCAATGTTCGCGTTAATCTCTTCGAGTTGCTTGTATGCGTCGAGCAATGCCTGTTCGCGCGATTGCGTAAGCGACCGCTTCTCTTTTTTCCACTCATCCTCCTTCGCCCACTTGCCGATTGTATTTTCCGAAACGCCGAGCCATTCGGCGATCTCCTTATACGTCCAGTGCTGGTAGAAGAATTTCAGTCTCCCGAGTTCTCGCTGCTGTTTCCGAGCCGCTTTCGTTTGTCCTTGTTTCGTCATAAAAATAGCCTCTTTTTTTGTGACAAAATTACAGTTACAGCCGCGCGCGTGAAAAAGTTTTTGTATTTGATTTCACTATTTACGAAATTGATTGTAAGGTATTTGTAGCTATTTGCACGGCGATTTGCAGAGGCTGACAAGCTGTCTGATCTTTGCATTGTTTTATCACGAATTCTGAAAAAAATGGAGAATGAATATGATGTTCTAATGTACGGTGCAATCGGCACAGATTTTAGCGGTAACGATTTGGCACACTGGATAAAGAGTATAGATGAACAGGCGGATACGATTCACCTTCGCATCAACTCTCCGGGGGGCGATGTTGAGCAAGGACTGTCGATTGTTTCGGCTATTTTATCTGCTCGCGCATACATCCACGTTCACGTCGACGGCATCGCATTGTCGATGGCTGCCGTGATTGCAGTGTGCGGAGATCGTGTAGAGATGCAGGATTACGCGAAGATGATGATTCATGATCCGTTTTTTCGGGTGGCATCGGAGAGTTTACTGTCGAACAAAGATAAGAAGTATCTGAGCGTATTGAAAGACTCGATGCAAACGATCCTTTCCCGCCGAAACATTGACAAGGAGTTGCTCGGAAAAATGATGGCGGAAGAAACGTGGTTTACGGCGGATGAGGCGAAGGCTGCGGGTCTGGCTGATGAGGTCGTGGTAACACAGCGAAAAGAATTAAAGAACCTCGCAGCCCCTGAGCTGTTGAAGCGCATTAGCGCTGAGCTGGTTGTAGAAGAAGGCGGGCAGCGCGTATGGTGCGGAAATTTTACACACATTATAAAAGAAGTAGACATGAAATTAGTTGCAGTAAAGTTAGGATTGGCCGAGGCCTCGACTGAAAGTGAAGTCGTAAACAAGGTCGGAGCCTTGCAGGGTGAGTTGAGCGCGGCTGTTGCTGAGCGCGACACGTTAAAGCAGAAGCTTGCCGAGATCGAAGCGAAGCAGGCGGCTGAGCGCAAAACGGAGGCCGAGTCGCTTGTCGCTGCTGCGGTGGCGGACGGACGCATTAACGCGGACGGCCGGAGCGCATGGATGGGTGATTTTGAGAAAGATTTCGAGGGTGCAAAGAGTCGTCTTGCGTCGATCCCGGCTCGTGAAAAAATCTCTGCGCAGGTGGAGAAAGGAGCTGAAGGAAATGGGGGCGAAAAGCCGATCGCAAGCATGACGTTTGCGGAAATCGTGAAAGCGGATCGTCTGCGTGAGCTGAAGAAGGACAACGCACTTTATGTGCAGAAGTTCAAAGACGCGTACGGACATGATCCCGCGTAAATTTAAACGCTATTGTAAAACGCTTTAAATATTTGAAAAATGAGACTGAAAATTGTAATTACGTTAATCATCGCGCTGCTTTTCAACGCGGTCGCGTCCGGCCCGCTGGCATACCTGACGGGCTGGGATCATCTCGCCGTCTTCGGGGGTATGACGGTGCTTTCTGCGCTTCCACTGGCGCCCAAAGGTGCTATGCTGGCAGGGCTGAATAAAGAGATTTGGCTCCCCGAAATCATCGAGAAGTTTTATCCGAGTACCTCTTTACTTTCATACTGTAAAAATCTGGACGCGTGGGTCGACAATAACGCGCTGAATTTACAGGAGGCCGGAATCGATCCGAAGGTGTATATAGACAACGCTGTTTGGCCTATCCCGATCTCAGTACGTAAAGACGCTCATCATCAGTTGCCGCTCAAGCGATTTGATACGGAAAATACGGTACATCGCGACGCGATTGAGATAGAAGAGTCGGCAGAGAAACGACAGAGTGTGATCGAAGGGCATAAGAAATCGCTGCTCATGAAGTTCACGGCATTAGCAGCCTTTAACTGGGCTCCGCAAAAGGAGACAGCAACCACTCCGGTTGTGGAAACGACTTCGACGAAGGTCAACAAACGCGGCTTCAAGGCGATGAGCTACGAGGATATTCTCGAAATGGAGCTCCGTTTCAATGAGTTGGAAGTGCCCGAAGATGAGCGTGTTCTTGCGCTGCATCATGTTCATGCGAGCGATTTAATGCTGCAAGATTTGCAGTTATATAAAACGATTTGGAACGAAAACAAATTGTTCTCGTTCAAGGTCGTTCGCTGCTCGCAGACGCCGAAATACCTCACGACGACGAAGCAGAAGACCGCGTTCGAAGCCGCGTCAACAAACAACGATGTGCCCGCTTCGCTGGCATATCATGAGGGTTCTGTAGGCCGCTGTCAGGGCGATATGGATATGTACTTCCGTCTGAAAGATCCGGAGCACAGAGGTGACATCATCGGGTTCAATATGCGCGGTATGGCGCTGCCCATCACGGGTAAGTATATCGGCGCGCTGATCTCGGGCAAAAACTGATCGGGGTTATGGTTTGGAGAAATGAAGAAACGGGGCGCAGGTTCGTATTCGAAGCGCCCCACACACTCGAGGGGCCGGATGTGGTCGTTGTACCTTTCCCGGCCGCCGCTTTGCGCAAGCCGCAAGCGGATGGTACGGTTATTCACGATGCTAATCCTGTTGTCCTGATTGTCGCCGAAGGCGATTTGGACGAATTGCTTGTTCGGGCGCATGGCATCCAGCCCGCGTCCATTCTTATTGTGCATAATGAGAAAGAAACGGCCGTCAAGGTTGCGGAAATTCTCTGTGCAAAAGGCGACACGGTGCTGATGCACACGATCGGAGAGGCTTATGTGAAAATCGGCGAGACTCCGGTTGCGGATGTGCCCGCAGAGGACGATCCGGGCGGGCGAGGCAAGAAGCCTGTAGCCCCGAAATCGAGTGCGGATAAGTAAGTGTATATGCCTGCTAACTTTTTTGTTCACGATAGACAGCCGTGCTCCGGCGTGGCATCCGCCTCCGGGCGCGGCTGTCTTAACTTTTATCGAAGAGATGGCTACTAAAAACGAGCAAATTGAATTTGTAAAAACGCTTTACCCGCATGCCGTGCGGCTTTTCAAAACGGGTGGAGTTCACCCTGCCTTTGTGGTCGCACAGGCGGCGTTGGAGACGGGATGGAAGATTAAGGGCGCAGGCAATAACCTTTTCGGCATCACGAAAGGGTCATGGAAAGGGCCGACGGTGCTCTGTCTTACAACCGAGTATTTCCGTGTTCCGGATAAGCAATTTACCGCGCCTGAGCGAGTTGTAAGCGTCGAGCACGTAGGCGATCGTTACCGGTATCGCGTGTATCGTCTGTTTCGTGCATACGACAGCTATGCCGATTGCCTCGACGATCATCTCGCGCTGTTGAAAAAGCCCGGCTATGCGGACGCGTGGGCGTATCGATTTAACGCGAAGGAGTTTGCGCGTCGAATCGTCGATAATGAGGGCGCAAGATACGCTACAGCCCCGAATTACGCGGCTGTAATGGCAAGTACAATCGCTGCTGTAGAACGAATTGTAAGAAACAATGGATTATGATGGAATCGGTATTGAGCATCTTACAATGGGCGTTCCCTTCGGGTCTGTCTATCGTGAATCTCTTTTTGATGCGCTCGCTTTTGAAGCGCAACAAATCGAAGATTACGAAGGATACGATCGAGGTTTGGCGTGACATTGCGCAGCTCAATGGCGACAATCTGCTGGATAAGAATCAAGAAATACTGAAACAAAATGAAGAAATATTACACCTTCGACTTTCTTTATCGCAGTTCGAGGAGATTCTTAAGGTTATTACCCGCTGCAAGTATTACAATCTTTGCCCTGTGCGCTCTGAGCTGCAAAAGTACAAAGATTACAAGCGAACACGTAAGAACCGACAGCCTTTTTATCACCGAAAAACTGCGAGCCGTACACGTGACGATCCCGGTCAGCCGAACGAGCCTGACGGTTCCGGTAGCGATGTTGAAGCAGCTACCGAAGGGAGCGACGTTTTCGGAGCGTTCGGGGATGAATTTCACGACGCTGGGGTTTGAGAACGACACGGTTTATGTAAACTCAGAATGTGACAGCCTGCGGGCGCTCCTATTCGATTACGAACGAGAAGTTCAAGCGATGCGACAAAACTCTCAAAAAGTGGTGGAATCGACCACTTCTCCTCGACCCCACCCCCCGGACAGATTCTCGCTTAAATGGTTCGGCTCAGGCTTCGCCGCAGGGGTCATTCTTTTAACAATTGTAATACTTATATTAAAATTTAGATAATCATGGCAATAGCAAAAAAAACAAGGTCAATAGGTCTGTCTGCTTTGATGTTCGGAGCCGTTCAATCGGGCGGCGGAATGCCGGAAGACATGGTGCAGATCGCACGCACGCTGAAGGGAACTGCTAACTTTACGACCGAGCAGGATCAGACGCAGGACTTCTACAGCGAGGAGTACCCCGACGCTCCGGAGGAGTCGGTTGTTTCGGAAAAGGGTCTGAAGAACCTCGTTACCTCGTTTATGGAATGGGATAATGACGTGCTGAAGAAACTGTTCGGCGGAACGACGAAGTCCGTACAAATCAAAGACCAGAACGGCAAACAGCACACGGTTGAGAAGTTTGTCGCTCCAAAGGAGTATGTAGAAATTGAAATGGCCGTTCGGGCGCTTACGCCTTATAAGGTGGGAATCGATATCCCGCGCGCCAAGATTCTTGCACGCTTCGTGTGGAACATGACGCGTACGGAAATCGCTCAAATCGAAGTGACATGCCGTGCAATGGCACCTGCGGGCACAGAGGACGGTACGTATGAAATTTTCGCCATCACCGACTAACGAAGCGAAATGGAAGAGAACAAAAAAGTTGTTGAGATCGATGTCTCGGATGCGCTACTGGACACGGGGCTGCTGATTACCATTCCGGCACCCCGCATCCTGCGCCTCTTCAAAATCAAGGCCATTCCGGTGCGTTTCTATCGTCCTGTTTACGCGCAACTTCTGCGCATCAGCAAGCTATATGTGAAGATGAACATTGATCTGCAGAAGATGGAGACGGCCGAGGCGTTAGTCCTGCTTACCGAGGTGGCCCGCAACGGACACCGTGCAAGCCGCCTGATCGCGCTCGGTTTGATTCGCTCGGGAACGCTTAGTTTTCTGTTTCATCGCCTTGTAGCGCGCTATCTGCGCAGGAGAATGGACGCAAAAACGATGGCAGAGCTGGCTAAGCTTGTAGTCGCGTTGAGCGGCGCGGAGCATTTTACGACTATTATCAGATCGATTGCTCACCTTCGGGTAACAGCTCCGATTCTGAGCCAAACGCAGAAGGGGAGTTAAAGGACGAAGGTTCTCATAGCCCCTTTGGGGCGCTGTTCAATATCGCCTCGCAAGGAGTGTGGACATGGCGCGAAATTATGCACAAAGTGCCGTGGTGCGTGATACTTACAGCCATAAACGACCAGCCCAAATATGATACAAAAAAGACCTCCGAGCCTGAAGGCGAAGGCGAAATAACGTCTGAAGAGGAGGCGAAGAAGTTTTTTAATCTAACATAGAATTACCAAAATGGCAGACGAAAAAGTAGTATCGGTAACGTTTCAGTTTCAAGGCGATTTACCCGAAAACATCGACCAAGTCGCGGGTAAGATTCAGGGGCTTGATACTGACGCGGGAAAACTGTTTCAAGCGATGACAAAAGGGAGCAGCATGTCTGCCCGCGGCTTTGCTGCACAAGCAAATGCCGTGAACATGCTCCCCGGCCCGCTGAAGGGGGCGACATCGGGATTCGGGGCGCTGATTCAGGCCGCCAAAGCGTTTATCGCTACGCCTGTGGGCGCGGTGATCACGGCTATCTCCGTCGCACTGCAGACGCTGATGGCGTGGTTTACCTCGTCGGCCGACGGGCAGATGGAGTTTGCCCGTGTGTCCGGCTACGTGTCCGGAGTGCTCGGACAGCTGAAGGAGATCGTCCTGAAAGTCGGCGAAGCGATTTATAAGGCGTTTACCGATCCCAAAACCGCGATCAAGGAACTTTGGGAAACGATTAAGACGAACATCGTTAACCGGATCGAGGGCGTCGGAGACATGTTTAAGGCCCTCGGCAAAATCATTTCATCAGGATTTAAAGAGGGTTACGACGAACTGACCAACGCGACGCTGAAGGCCGCTACAGGTGTCGATAATGTGCGCGAAAAAATGTCTGCGTATGCCGCAAGCGTGCACGATGCGGCGATGAAGACGTCGGAGCTGAAGGTCGCAGAAGAGCAGCTGGCTCGCGACCGGAGCGAATGGCAAAAGCGCGACGCGGAGCTCGAAGTGCAGATGGAAGAGTTGCGCTCGCAAATGTATTCTGCGAGCGATAAGGAGCGCCTGAAACTGGCCGAAAAATATAAGAAAGTAGTCGGCGAAAAATATTCGAAAGAGACCGAGTTCTTAGAGGAGCAGCTGCGTATAAAAAAATCACTCAACGACCTTACGACAAACAGTCAGGCCGACTACGACGAAGTGAACCGTCTCGAAGCTGCTTTGACACGCCTGAAGGCGGAGGAGAAACAGGCGCTTCGCTTTATCGCGCGTCAGGAGGGTTCGATCCTGCGCAAAGGCGATGGCGCGGATAGTGAACTGAAAGAGGCTCAAGAGCGTTTGTCGAAGCAGAAAAATCTGCAGCACGAGTGGGTGCGCAATCAGCTCGAACTTGAACAAAAAGAAATCGATCTGCTAAACGAGAGTTTTTATAAAAAACAGAAGCAGGCAGAGTTAAATCATCGCAAAGAGCTTGCCGAGATTGAGAAGCAGCGCGACGAGAAGCTGAAAGCCAAACGCGAGGCGTTCGGGCAAAAAGCGACGCTATCGGATGAAGAAGAAAAGTACTTCAATGACCTTGTCTCGCTTGCCACAAAAGCCTACAAAAAATCTTCTGACGAGATCGTTGCGGCCGTCAACGGTGCGTTTCAAGAGGGCCGTTTGCGGTTTTCGGACGAGCTTGCCGTGCAGCTTGCGGATATCGAAAATTATTACAAGGAGCGACTCCGGATGGCGGAGAATAACGAGCGTCTTATCGCAGAACTGCAGGCTGCAAAAGCTAAGGAAATCGCTCTTGCCCGAAACAATTACACATCCGAAATGCTCGATTACGACATCGAGATTACCCGTAAAAGGCTCGAAAATGCGAAGAATTTCTATAAGTGGGAGGCCGACAAACGCAAGGCCGAGATATTGGCCGAGCGTGCGCACCTGAAGGAGCGCATCCGGCTGATGGAGGAGCAATACCGGATTGCCCCGACCGACCGTTTGAAAAAAGAAATCGAACTGGCCCGGTTGGAGCTCGAAAAATTCAATCAGGAGCTGAAACGCATCCCGGCTCAGAAGCTCGCGGAGGTGACGGACGCATTCGCCCAGATCACGGGCGCACTGGGCGGCATCGAGGGTGAAATCGGACAGGTCTTTTCACAACTCTCAAGCAGCTTAAGCAGCATCTCAAACACGGTATCTGCGGACATGAGTACGATGCAGGGAAAAGTGGGCGCTGCATCGACGGCCATCGCCGGAACCGTAACCCTGATTAACATGATCACCTCCGCCGCGGCCCGGCGTCGCGCTGCAGAAAAAGAGTTCTACAAGAACTCGATTGCCTTTGCACATGAATACGCTCTGTCTTTGAACGAACAGTTACGCTTGCAAGGCAAATCCGGATCGTTTATCCGCAATTATTCGAAAGAGATACAGGGCAGCTTTAAAGCGCTTGATCATGCTACAAAAAAGTTTCAGGAGTCGCTCACGAAACTGAACGAAGGGAAAGCAAGAGTTGGGTTAAGGGACGCAATAGACTGGGGAAATGTCGGCAAGGGGGCGGCTGTAGGAGCGGCGGCCGGTGTCGCTACCGGTGCGCTTGTAGGGGCTGCGGTAGGGTCTGTGGTACCTGGTATCGGGACAGCCATCGGGGCTGTAGTAGGTGTTATCGGCGGGGCTATTGCAGGGCTTTTCTCGAAAAAGAAAAAAGATGTAAAGGCCGGACTGTTAGAGGAGTTCCCTGATTTGATTACACAGGCGGGTGGCTTTAATAAGGAACTTGCACAATCTCTTATTACAACCGAACAGGTGGACGATAAGACGAAACAAATCTTACAGAACGCAATCGAATGGCAGGAGGCTATTGAAAAAGCGGAGGAGAGTTTAAAGGAGATTGTCACTGACCTTGCTGGCGATATAGGCAATAACCTTCGTAATGCGATTGTGGGAGCTTGGAAAGCGGGCGAGAATGCGAGTCAACGCATGTTCGAAGTCGCAAGCGATTCGCTCGAGAACTTCATCACGCAGTTGCTTTACTCTGCCATCTTCTCGGATGTGTTCGAGGAGTTTAAAAACAACCTTGTCGAGTCGCTCAAGCCGACCGGGGATCAGGATATCCTCGACGATTTCGATAAGCTGATGACCGAAATGGATAAGCGCGACGAAAAGTATGTCGAGTTGCTCGACAAAGTGAAGAAGCGCGCTAAAGAACGTGGTTTTAAGAACTTTGGCGAAACGAAAGAGAACCGTACAGGCGCGTCGAAAGGTATTCAGTCGATCACGCAGGAAACGGCTACGGCGATCGAGGGACGTCTCACAGCGTCGCTTATTTATCTCGACAATATTACCCTGTCCGTGGGCGGTATTAATCGCACCCTGCAGACGGGAATAAGCGTGCTGACGGAGATACGAGACAACACGTCCCATTGCCGCCGCCTCGAAAAAATCGAGGGCGATATGGGTAGCGTGAAAAGGGAGCTGGAAACATTGAATTCAAGGGGTGTAATCATCCGGACTGCGTAATGGTAAAGAATCTATACATAGACGGAATCGACGTTCGCGACGCCTTCGGGGTGTGGGTGCGGAAAGGCGGGTATGATGATCTGTTTACCTTCCCGCCGATGAAGCCTCCGTACTTCAACGACTGGCCGGAGCAGCACGGTATCGAAGTCGATTTGAAGGCTCCGACGCTTGCGCCGCTTTCGGTACAGGTGCTGCTTATTGCGTCCGGAGCGAACGCGAATGTCGCTGGCTTTATCGAATTACTATCGAAGCCGGGGTACCGGGCGTGTCGATTCCCGACGCTCGACCGTGAATTTAAGCTGAGATATGTCGAGTGTGGCGATTTCGAGCAGGTTGGCAATGTGTCGGTGTTCGCTGTGCAATTCGAGCTTGACGAACCGAAGCGGGTCGACCCTGCTACGTGGCTCGCGCCCGGCGTTCCGGTGCGGCCGTCGGCATACGAGTTGGACGGTACGAACTTCGCCGATTTCGGCTTGTTCGTGCGTATGGGAAAAGGCAGTCTGCTGTGTCCCGCTCCGGCAAAGCAGAATCTTACGCGCGATATCTCCGTGCTGGATGGCCGGATATACGACGCCGGAAAAACATATCGCAATGCAAAAGAAATAACGTTGCAATGTGCTTTAAAAGCCGCTTCAATGTCGCGGCTATGGAGTTGTCGCGATGCGTTTTTCAATCAGCTTATCGCGCCCGGAGAGCATAAAATAACCTATGCGGGGGTGGAGTACCCCGTGTTTTATAACGAGACAACAGGCGGGCAGCTGCTCGCGCTTCGTGAAAGCCTCGTCATGTGCGGGTTTGAACTGAAATTAACGGTAATAAGATGAAAATATACGACAAAAATAACGCCCTGATTTTAGACGTCGCTGTCGATGATAGCAGCTATGCGGAGACTCGCATTCATGAGGCTAACACGCTGACGCTTTACTATTCGCTGCCGGAGTATGTTGAAATTCCCGAAGGCGCTTATGTGGACTTTCAAGGAGAACGCTTTACGCTCGAATGCTCGCAGAAATTTACGTGCTATGGCGAGCGGAATTTCGAGTATACGGTGATTTTCGACGGGCCACAGGCGAAGCTGCGGAAATATAAAGTGCGCGATACAACGATACAGAATCTGCTTAAATTCGCATACACAGCGACGCCGCGTCAGCATCTTGCGCTGATCGTTAAAGCGCTCAATCGCCGAGAATCCGGCTGGCAGATCGGCGAGTGTATCGACGCTCCGGAAAAAACGCTGTCATACAATCACACGTATTGCATCGACGCGCTGCAAATGCTTGCCGATGAGTTTAAAACGGAGTGGGAGATAAAGGGCAAAACGGTTCATCTGCGGCGTGTGGAGTACAACAAAAGCAACCCGCTGCGGCTGCGGTACGGTCAGGATTGCGGGTTGAAGCCGGGCGTTTCGCGCGAGAATTTCGGGACAAAAAGCCCCTGCGAAATCCTGCTCGTGCAGGGTGGAAGCAAGAATATCGACGCGTCCGCATACGGCAGCGTGGAGCTGCTTCTGCCGAAGTCGCAAACGATATCCTTCGACGGGGTAAAATTCTCGGACGAAGCGGGATTTGATGCTTCTTCGGCTCGTTCATACACGACTGACGCGACCGGAACGGAAGTGACTCGGACAGATCGTCCGCTCGTGACGTATGCGGAGGACAGCATCGATCTGTCTTCCATATACCCGAAGAGGGTCGGAACCGTATCGGCCGTCGAGGAGTTGCCGGGCAAGGATAACACGAAGGTTTACGATATTATCGACGCCTCTATCCCCGAGGCGCTGGACTACAGTCAAAGCCTCATCAAAGGGCAGTCGATGAAGATTATTTTCCAAAGCGGCACGCTGTCCGGACGCGAATTTGATGTGAAATATAAGCATGCCGATCGTCGGTTTATGCTCGTAAACACGACCTACGACGGCATCCAGATGCCGGGCGGGGCTGTGTATATCCCGAAGGTGGGCGATACGTATGCCGTGTTTGGTTGCGCGCTTCCGGAGGCGTATGTGTGCGATAATGCAACCCGCTCCGGCGCATCGTGGGAGATGTTCCGCGAGGCCGTGCGCGTGAAGTTCGAGAACGAGACCGAGCGATACACTTTCTCCGGAGAACTCGATGAGCTTTTCGCCGAGCGTCGATGGCTCGAAATCGGCGCGAAGATCGTCAAGGGGGGCTATGTGCTGCTCGAGTCGGATAAGTTCGCGGACGCAAGCGGGTTGCTTATCCGCATCACGGGCGTTCGCACGCCAGTCAACAACCCCCGACGTCCGCAGATCGAACTCTCGAACGTGGCCTCATCCGGCAGCATCGCCGGACGGCTGAATAAGATCGAGCAGAACGAGGCGAAAACGGAGGATTTATTCAATCAAATTCGACGTGAAACGAGTCGGACGTATGATCATGCCAAAGAAGCGCAGGAAATGCTGGAAAAGGCCTTAGACGGCTTCACGGCAGGGGTCAATCCGATCTGGGTACGCACGATGTCGGTGCTGCTCGGAAACGAATACCAGCAGATCATTTTCGTAGACGGCAAAACGGACTCGCAGCGGGAAGTCATCCCCGCATTCGAGATGAATAACGAGACGAAGGTGTTTACTGCACCTGCGTCGATCCTGAAACACATGACGCTGGGGATTGATAAAACGTCGTCCGCTCATAAGGCCTCCGACTTTAAATATTGGGATGTGGCGGGCTATACCTCGCCATTTCTGGGCGATGATAAAGCGCCTTATTACCTTGTAGCTAAGTGCGCAAAGGCGGGCGCTGCGGGCAGTTTTTTATTGCAGAAAGAGTATAAATATGATCCCGGGGACGGCTTCTATTACTTCTTGGTCGGGCTGCTATCGTCCGAGACGGGCGGTTCTCGCAGCTTCGCGACCGCATACGGCTATACCGAAATCCTGCCCGGACAGATGCGCATCCGCATGATTATAAGCCCCGACGGACGCACGTACTTCAACGTCGCGCAGGGCATCATCGGCGGGAATATACGCATCGAATCAGGCTCGGCAGGTTATGCGAATCTGACCGATAAACCGGACTTAACGGTTTATAAGACGAAAGCGGAATTCAATGTTTTTTCGAATCAGATCAGTGGGCAGGTAAGTCAGATTAATACGAGGCTCGGTGGTACGGAGTCGGGTCTGAGTTCTCTGAATACGTGGACGAGACAGAAGGTTTCGCAAGTGGAAAGCGGCCTGTCCGGCGCAAACGACAGGATATACGCCCTTCAAACAGCCGGATTTATCACGCAAGCGCAGGGAAATACCCTGTACGCTTCGGCTCAAGATATGAACGGAAACAGGCTCGTTTCGCTGATCACGCAAACGCCAACGGCAATTAATTTGCTGTCTCGTAATATAAATCTGTCCGGGAATGTTACGTTTACGAACTTTCAGTCTTCTGTAAACAATTCTCTTAGTCAAAAGCAAGGGAAAAATGATCCCTTCGACATGAATAATGCTCGAATAAATGGGCAGACGGTGATTGAGGGGGGATTTATCAAAACCTCTCTGATAAACACGAAAAATCTGGTTGTTTCCGGTGGAGCAAGAATAGGGGCATTCCGGATACAAGATGGAAAGCTAAAAACTTATTACGCACCTCCAAGCGAAGGCGAATCGTGGGATTGGGCGAGCGGTACAGATACGGAGCTGTCTCATCATCTGCAAATAAGCGGAATACTCCCCAATAATACAGCGACAGTCTCAAAGTATGGTTTCGAATTGGAGCATAGTGCTGGCGGGGCAAAGCGTGAATTTTCTATAACGATCCAGAATACAGGGGATGCAACTTGGTATAAAAGAGTGTGTATAAGAGCAACCGTGTTGCCTCATAAAAACGCTGTCAGACAACTATCTACAATAGAAAATGCGATTTCAAACACGCAACAATTTTGGGAAGTACTTTGGGATGCTCGTTCGGGTTGCTTTTGCTTAGGACAACAATATTAATTTATAGATATGAAACGGATAAATTTTCAATGCTTTAAAGCGGAAATGGAAATCGGTCGATTTGAAACAATCGATGTTCGTAAAGAATTTGGAAACGTGTTGTTCGCAAACGCAACGACACTGGAACAGGATGAATTAGCTCGCAGAATATTTCATTCTAAGAGCGATGGAATTGAGATCGCAGAGCAGGAGATCGAAGCGATCCGGAAGGTCTTTCAGGCTGCGGGGATCAGGTACTCTGTGGTTAAAGCAATCGAGGAGAATGCAAGAGATTTTGAAACAGTTAAATAAGAAAGATTATGGAAATTAAGTCGGTTAATAAGCAAGGCACGTCGAAAGTTTCGGCCACGGTATCGATCCGGTATAGTGTGCTCGAAGAAAATGGTAAAACGACTGAAGTCAACGGTACGATTGAGCGCGACGGTGGTCATCTTGGATCGGTCTCTATCTATCCGGATGGGAAGACTGTTTTTTATTGCGAATCTGGGCTTTCGTGGGCAGAAAAGAAATCGGTATTTAATACAGCCCTCAACGATGCTGAAAAAGTGTTCACTCCGCAGGAATCGTAAGCGTTATGAAAGTTATTTACAATCGTTTCATTCCGTTTCGCGGGTTTGTCGCGATAAACCTGTTCGGGGTCATCTTCGCGCGTCGGGAATATCGTCCTGTAAGCGACAAAACACTTCGACACGAGCAGATACATACTGCGCAGATGCGAGAAACAGCCTATCTGTTTTTCTATCTGCTTTACTTGTTTGAGTATCTGTATTTACTCGTCCGGATGCGCAATTTTCGCGACGCGTATCGCGCAATCCGGTTCGAGAGAGAGGCTTATCGTTACGAAAGCACCCCAGACTATATGAAGAAAAGAAAACCTTTTCAATGGTGTTATTTATAAACAGTTATGAGTAAGCAGTATTTACAAAAACGATCTGATGCAAAGTTTCGTATCAGTATCACGGACTCGGCCGGACGCCCGGTCGATCCGTCGAAATGTGATTTGCGCTTTGATTTTTACACGTCGCGCTCACGGCGCATAAAGATCGAGCGAAAAGCAAACGAGCCCTTCCCGCCCGGCATGAGCATCGACGGTCAACAGGTTGTTGTTGCCCTTGACGCTCCGAATTTTACAGAAGGGACGCTCTATGTACGTTTCCGGACGCGCGTTCACGACACGGCATTTCCGGACGGCTATTACGACATCTCTTCGGGAGAGATCGACACAAACATTGAAGTTGTAGATTAATTAAGAAAAAATGGAAGGAAAAGAATTTAACTTAGAAATAGGGCTCGATCAGACACTCGGGCTAAATGGGAAATCGGCCTATCAGATTTGGCTCGAGGCCGGAAACTCGGGCACGGAAGAGGACTTTTTGAACTCGCTCAAGTGGAATCGTGGCCGACATCGTATCATCATCGATTTGAAACCGAATTGGCCGGGAGCCCGGCAGTTCCTGTTCGGCAAGGAAGTTGTGGTTGAAGTAGGCGAAACGGTTCACCGCATTCCCTACATCGACGGCGCAATGCTCATCGATGTCGATCCGGGCCAGACGGTTCGTATCACCCCGCATGCAGATCCGCACTTCGCGACTCCGAAGACGCGCGAGATCACGTCGAAGGCAAATCAGGTAGATTATGTAAATTTCGCTTATGATGCGACGCTCGTTCTCTGCACTTGCACCCGCACTGTACGCCCGAAGCAGACTGAGAGTGACGGCGCGAACATTCCCGTTTCTGTTGTTTGCGGAGGCGTATCCGAATCGCTCTCGTGCAGCGATACGCCTGTCATGACGTATCTGCCGAAGGGCGCAGAAGCGACGTTTACGCCCGAAGCGAATGCGGCATACAGTCAAGGCGTTAAGACGGTGCAGATGTCGGATGATGTTCTGTTTGTCGCTCTGAAGCAGGATGCCGCGTGGGTACATTTTTATCCGGCATCGAACATTTTCGACATGCCGGAGATGGGGCAGATCTTCGCCAAAATTGTAAACGCCGCTACAGATGCCGTTATCCATGCTCGCGTTGCGATCAACCATGTCACCACAGAAGAGACTTCTGTTCCGGTTCCTGTTAACACGAACCTGCGAATCGAATTCGAGGTTCCGGCAGGTGTGCAGCCGATTGATTCGCAAACTCTTCAAGGCCTCTCGGCCGGAATCATTAACAAGGTATCTGTCGTCGTGTCCGGCGCTCTTATCAAAATCTATGCGAACGGGCTGGACGAAGCTGCCGATTATGATATTGTTTATGCTGAAGGCGAGCATGAGGGTCAAGTTTATCGTTCTGGAAAACTGTCTGGTCAGGACAATCCTTTCCTGTTCGCTGATTTCGCAAACTTCAAGATTCGATTTAAACCGTCTGAGAGCGGCCTGAATCCAAGCCCCGACGAGGTGCTTGTCAACCGGAAAGACGCGTTTGACGAATTTACAACGTATGTGACTTATTCGTAATCGGCCGGGGGCGGAGGGTAAAAAAGAGCCCCCGCCTCCTTTCGGGAAGTTTCTCACGCATACCCGAAAAGCAAAGGTGCCTGAACACCAAGGCAGGGGCAATAAGCCCTTGCGGTGTTCAGGCACCTGTTTTTTTTGCGTGAGACTGCAAAGATAGTTTTTTTATTTAAATCATAATTAAAGATGAATGCAATTGAAGTAAAAATGAAAACGCCGATTACCTATTACGGTGGCAAGCAAAAGATGTTGAAGATCATTCTGCCGATGATCCCCGAGCACGATATCTACGTAGAACCGTTTTTCGGTGGCGGGGCAGTGTTCTGGGCTAAAGAACCCGCAAACGTCGAGTTTGTAAACGACAAAAACGGCGAAGTAGCAAACTTTTATCGCGTCCTGAAGAACGATTTCGACGCCCTGAAGAAGCAGATTGATTCCACGTTGCATAGCGAGTTCATGCACAGAGAAGCGCGTAGTATATACTTCGCTCCCGAGGGGCATGATAAGATCATGCGTGCGTGGGCCGTGTGGGTACTCTCTCACCAGTCGTTTTACAGTATATTAGGCAGTACGTGGAAGTGTGCGAAGGCGCGGAATATAGCGAAGCAGCTGCAACGCCGGAAAGAGGCATTTTCGGACGATTATTCGTCCCGATTAGAGCGGACGTCAATCTTCTGCCGAGATGCCTTAGACATCATCAAAAAAGCCGATCATGAGGACGCGTTCCATTACGTCGACCCGCCTTATTTTAACGCCGATATGGGGCATTACGGAGGCTATACGCGCGATGATTTTGTTTCGCTGCTTGATACGCTGTCGAACGTTCGAGGCAAGTTTATGCTTTCGTCCTATCCATCCGACGTGCTATTAGAGTACGCGTCGCGGCTGGGCTGGCATACATACGAATTCGAACTGTCCCGGTCAGCCGGAGGCGGCCGCAAGGTCGAGGTGTTAACCCTCAATTACACGCCTCCGACAGATATGGCTCAGCTCGATGTAGCGGCTTGATGAGAAAAAAAACGCGAGATTATAAAAAACTCGCGTTTTTTGTACTTATTGAATTAGAAGATTGTACTTATTGAATTAGAGATTATACAGGGACAGATCGCTTCGGCCAAGATTCCGCTTTCGAGG